CCTTGACCAGCATCAGCTTCATAGGGAGGAGCAGTTTTATGTCTTGCTCAGGACGATTGACACACTGCCTATGCCTTCAATTTCTTGAAGACCGGCTTGACTTCCAGACGCCCAGCATTAAACTGAGCAAGGACATTATCCTTGTGGGCTGTAAGGCCCCACTTAGTGCCGTCCTTCTTAAGGCCACCTTTCCTCCACTTCTTGCCTGCTTTACACTTAGGTGCTGGACAGGAACAAGAGTAAAGTTCTTGGTTGCTCTTGGTCTTTCTAGTCTTACTACCTTTCTTTCTGTCATTGCTTAAAGCTCTTGAAAGATTACCCTCTGAACGCTCTAACAGAGCATCCAGATGGGCCACAACTGTTTTGAGCTGACGCTCAATTTTGTTGAGTCTAGTTTCGACTTTTGTTGCCATTGGTTTTACCTCCTTTCGTTGGTGATGGTGACTAAACCTTGACTAGTCACACGTAGGGTAGGCTTTTCCATACCACTTTCTCAGCTCCAGCTTCACTGCTTCAACTCGGCTTTTGCAAAACTACATCAACGACACTTCTTATATACTTTACTCTTAAGGCTAACATCGAGGATAGAACACTTCATTAGATAGAGATGGGTATATAAACCAAAAAATTCCGATTGACATCTTTAAAATTAGTCTTGATACTGCCTCATCGGTCCTCGTGACTGTGCTTGGGACGTGCATAGGTGAGTTCGGAGCCGACCAGAAATTTTGAAACCTATTTTTAATAGCTAAGCATTTGGCAGAGCGATATTTGAGGGTATTCACCAATAGACTTATATAGTTCCAAATATGTATATAGGGTAACTATGCCTAACAAAGAGCACGGTTTGAAAAAGTACAAGATAGTTAACGCACTTACAATGGATAACCCATTGTCGTTAGTAGAGAAAATTAAACAAGTTCCTGAAGACTATGAGCGCTATAAGTTCTACTTATGCGAACTTGACCAGGACCCTGGATTATCTTTGAACATTATCGAGACCAGCCGCGTTGCTGCAATGTTAATGCAATTAGAACGTTATGATTCTTGGTCGTATGATAAGAGCATAGACGAACTTCTTAATTTTGAAACGACTAACGAACGTATGCGAAAAATGAATGAGTACGTACTCAATTACTTACAACGTGCACGTAATACCACTATAGTACAAGACAGTATTGGAGCTGCTAGAGACCTTCTAAAGGAGCTTAAAGGCGAAGATGGTGACTTAGACGTAACGTGGAAGAAACAACCAGAAATAATAGACATAGAGGTAGAAGAAAATGACAAATAATACAACAGCAGATAAGAATTTGACTGCAACAAATGAGACAGGTAATATGACTACAGGAGATGACTCCGACACAATGTTGAGTGGTCTTATTGACGTTCTCATAGGTTCGCCAGTACTAATAGGTCTTCTTTTGGTAGTCGTTGGTGCAGGGGCTGTAGCTTACTACAAAGTTCCTGCTTTCAAGATGTTCGTAGATGTTTATGCGTCTAAGCTTTTAAGCAAGCACGAAGCAGAGATATTAGAACTTATTGAAAAAAATCTAACGCCCAAAATGAGAGAGAAGCTCTCTGTAGAAGCTGAAAAGCATCTAAAGAACGAGATTCTTGTACAGGTTATCTTAAGCAACTTTGACCACACGGAAAAGAAAGCTCAAGGTACTGTCAAAAAACTTATACGAGATTTAGCTAAAGAAGCATAATGTTCGATTTGGCTACCGTTCTCGTAGAAGCCAAGAAGACTTTAGAGGAGGATTCCGCTACGGACGTACGATTTACTCACAATTACGAGATATTTAAGAGGTTCGTACACGTTGCGGAGTCGTCTTCAACAGACGAAGAGTTTCATAGGCGCATATTGACTGATTTTGATTTGTTTTGTGTAGCGTATGTGAGACTAGATAACCGCAAGCCTATGTTTCCTGCCCCCTGGCAGACTGAGGCTGTGGCTATTTTTGAAACTAGAGAGATTAATTTATTTATTGAACCTCGTAAAATAGGTAAGAGCGCGGTCTTGAGTGCATATATTCTTTGGAAGATGTGTAAAGAGGCCACGACTAGAGCAGTTATATTTGCTCCTACCCAGGACCAGCTTTTCATTATGGAAGATATATGGAAGGCATTAAAGCGATGTGATTATCTAATGCAGACTTATGTGCAACCACAGGCTAAGATGGGTGATAGAGGTACTTATGGTAAGGAATATATTCGGTTCGGTTTTAACGAATCCGAGGTTGTAGCTAGTAATTTAGCGCAATCACAGAAAGCAGACAGTAAAAGAGGTAACAAGGGGTCTCTTTTCGTCGTGGATGAGATAGAGTTGGTTACAAAGGAAGTAAGAACTACGGTTATTGACGATATGATGGCCGATACTTACACCGAAAAGAAGATGATAATGGTAGGAACACCTAAGACAGTGGCCAATCCAGAGCTAGAAATAGAGTGGGAAGCCTACTTAGAAGAGCCCGAAGAGTACGGAACACACCACATTGACGTCTGGGACGCCATAAAACAGGGTGCAATCACCCGTAGCTATATAAAAAACCGTTTTAAACGTCTAAACATACCCTGTCAGTGGGTTTTGAAGAAGGGATTATGTGCCCCGCGCGACCTAACAGAGGAAGCGGAGATAGATGGGTGGAAGTGTAACAAGTGTTGTATGCTAAATGAGGACTTTGTTGCGGAAAATATGGGAGAATTCCCTAAATCTGCAGGTAAATTCTTTCCGAAACTGTTTTTGCAGGAGTGTGCTAACGAATCTTGGGACTTAAAAATCAAACCAGAGGCAGGTAGAGAGTATATTATGGGGATTGACTACGGTTTGTTGCTAAACCCTACGCAAATAACGGTGTTCGAGGTAACAGGGGACCGCGCACGTCTAGTATTTTGGGAAGAAATAGCCCCCACGCCCCCAGAATCAGGCACAAGAGACTATGACCCTATTATAGAACGTATAAAGACTATATATCACGCGTATAAAGATAAAATAGTAAGAATATATCCAGATGCTACTGCAGTAGGTATACAAATAACAGCTGACCTTACTAAAGAACCTAGAAGAATACCTTCGGTGAAGATATATTCCAACGAAACAGCAGCAAAGAAGGAAGTTCTTGGAGTATGGATGACTGGTCCTTTCAAGCACGATATGTTACAGAACTATCGTAAGATTATTATGGACGGACGTTTGAAAGTTCCTAAGAGTGAACCGTTTTACACTAAATTTTTACTAGAGCACGACGGAGTTGTAGTTCAGAAAGTACAGGGTACTTCTAACTATTTAAAATTTAAAGAACCTGTAGGTGGGACTATCGATTTACTCGATAGTATGGGATTAGCCCTTCTACATCTATCGAAAGATGTAAGTCCACCCTTTTTAGGTTTTGGAGTATCGAAATTAAAAATATGAGCTTTTACGGCGGTAATTTAGAAAATGATTGTATAGCCATCTTAAATTGGTGTTATAGAAATCAAAGTAAGAAGCAGAGCTATAGGGTGTTCGCAGATGAACTTGGGATACCTTTAGGTACGTTACATCGTATTATAACAGGATTCAAGTACTTTGGCGAAAGCCACTGGGCTCTAGCAACGTACGCAAAGAAATACGGATATGATATTACGTACGTAGGAAAACGTGGTTGCATTATCTGGGTAGATAAACGCAGACCATATTTAGAAAATCCCGCACTATATGAAGACAATGGAGATTTGTTCCAAATCTAAATAATGGAGAGTCGCTATGACAGAAGATAACAATAAATCACCATTTTTTGGCGGATGGTTTTCATCCGCAGACAGTCCACTGACTGATTCTTCAGAAACCTTTGACGTATATGATACGAACATAGGGGACTACAGGGACAAAGAAGTTACAAAGTTTTACGACCATTATCTATTAGAATATCAAGAAAACGAGTGGTTCTCCTTTTTAGTAGATTACGTGGTTGGAGAGTTATTCACCGATTATCAATTTGTAGGTGAAGGAGCCGATGAGGTTCGTAAATTCTTTGAAAATGTTGACCCACTAGCATACGACGAAATTGAGATGATGGGTCTCAATGTCGTACGGGAGGGTACAGGTGCGTTGAAGAAGTATTGGTCTGATGGACAATTGACGCAACTTAAGGCTATGAATGGTCGTCTTTTACGTCTCGATACGATGGCAAATGAAAGAAAGGTTGCTTCTAATAAACCTGTAAATCGCTTAGGTTCTGAAGCAAAGCTACCTTCTACTGTAGAGGGTGTTAAGCAAACTTATTCAAGAAGTTTAGGAGCTAAAGTTAATGAGGTCGAAGATACTCAATTTTTACAAGTTTCTGTCGCATCAGACTCTAGATTTTTAGTTAATATGAGAACCTGGAGAATAAACGACTTCGGTGATTATAGGAACGAACAAATAGCCTTGTGCCGTATCAAACGTGATGCAAGGTCGCCTTACGGCATACCATTTGGTCGGTCTAGTTTTCACGTTATCAAATCATTAAAGGGTGTCAACCGAGATATTCTTGCATCTATAAAACAGAATGCTAATAATTTAAAAGTTATAAGCGCTGACTTAAGTGGCCTCGATTCAGAGAACGATAAGAAGACTGCGTTAGAAAATCTCGCTAGAGCCTACGATAAAATATCTTCGGCTACTCAAGGAGTCGTGGCGATTGATAATCATCACGAAGTCGGTTATATGGGAACAACCGGCGCTGGCTCTAGGGACAGTCGAGTATTAGAAGTTATGGGACATCTGGAGCCTGTTATATCTGCTCTCCTAATGAATTACTTGTTTTCTATAGGGTTGATAGAACAGTCGGGTGCCAATAAATCTATTATATCTCGACAAGAAATAAGAGCAGAGAGACAAATAGAACGATATAGGAGGGCAGTTGCCAGGTTTTTCGAAACACAGATATTCCCTGACATCACTGAACAACCTTGTCGTTTAGTATTTAGAAAATATTACGAACCTGAAATATGGTTACAATTATTTCAAACGAACGTCATATCAAGAGAAAAACTATTAGAACAAATGTCTATTATTGATGATGGTCAAACATACTTCAAAGACGTTTCTATGGTGAACGTTGGGGGTGAAGGGGGAATAGGTAGAAGTGCTAATTCCAAAGCCGACACAAGCAATGATGATTCTTCTGATATGCGAAGAAGAGAGGATAAATAATGTTAGTAAACAAAAGCGAAGAAATGAAAAAGAAAAAGAAAAAGAAATCTTACCCTGGCACAATGGCAGGAAAAAGAAGTTATTGAGTGGGTATGAGTGAAATGGATGACAATGTTGTTGGAAATTGTTGCAATTGCTGCTGTAATTCTAGGCCTAATGATAATCCTAGTGATGATAGCTGCGGTTGTGAAACAAGTAAAGAATAAATTACCGAGGAGGAAACCAGAAGTGAGGAAAGACACGGCAAGTGAAGGAGTAACATTCAACGACATTTTTATGTTTATGATAGCTGTGCCTTTAGTTCTACTTTGGGTTGGTTTCGCAGGATTTGTTATACACAGTGGATTGCAGGACGACTCTGTTCTTGAGCAAATAGAAGGATATACAACTTTGATAGCTATATTAGGTGGGCCAGCCCTTCTAATTATTAAAGATGCTCTGGATGTTTGGAAACAAGAACAAGCTGAGAAGACTGCGTTCTATAAGGTAAAAGCACAAGCTGTTATCGATTATAACGACCACGCTCAGAAACAAGCTCAAATGATAGAAGCTAAAGCACAAGAACAAGAACATAAAATGGAAAACAAGAAATAAACGGAGAATAAATTATGGAAAAGCAAGAAATGATAGATTTTCTCAAAGCTAGAGGATTATTCGAAAGAGGAATGAAACAACTAGTAGGATGGGAATTAGCTGAATTAGTAGAAGAAGCTATGGAAGCTGGAGTACCTACCAAAGAGGAAGAAGAAGAAATAGAAGAATTAACTAAACCTAAAGCAAAGCCAAAAGCAAAACCAAAGGCAAAGCCTAAGGCAAAACCTAAACCAAAAAAAGCAAAGGCTTAAATACTTAGAAATGGCTAAGAAGACTAAGTCTAGAGTTAACGAAGCTGGAAACTATACTAGACCTACTATGAGAAAGATGTTATTTAATAAAATCAAATCAGGTGGAAAGGGAGGTTCTCCAGGACAATGGTCTGCAAGAAAAGCACAAATGTTAGCTCGAGAATACAAAAAACGCGGTGGAGGTTACCGTTAATGGCTCTAAAAAAATCTCAAAAGTCTCTTCAGCGATGGGGAGTACAAAAATGGGGTTACGTCACAAAGGCTGACGAAAAAAAGCCTAAATCAAAAAGAGGACGTTACCTTCCTGAGAGTGTTAGAAAGGGTATGACAGCGGCAGAAAAAGCAGCATCAAATCGAAAAAAACGTAAAGCTGGCGGAGTCGGTAGTCGTGCTAGATATTCTAAAAAGGTAAGAAAAGCAGTAAGGAGAGCTAAATAATGGTTACATACAGAGGAGAAAAATTTTCAGGTTATAATAAACCAAAGAAAACACCTAACGCAAAAAAATCTCACGCAGTTTTAGCGAAAGAAGGCGGCAAAGTAAGACTCATTAGATTCGGGCAACAAGGTGTATCTGGAGCAGGTAAGCGAACAGATGCTAAGTCTAAAGCTAGAAGAAAGTCGTTCAAAGCTAGGCACGCTAAGAACATAAAGAAAGGGAAAATGTCCGCAGCTTACTGGGCAAATAGAACAAAATGGTAGTTAAAAAAATAAAAGGAGTTGATGTGTCTAAGTTAACAACTAGACAGCAAACATCACTTGCAAAACATTCAGAACATCATTCCAAAGAACATATGAAGTATATGGTCAATGCAATGAAAAATGGAACTACATTTTTAAAATCTCATACAGAAGCAATGAAAAAGGTAGGTAAGTAATGGCTAAAACTGTTTCTTGGATGTGGAAAGGTAAAAAGTACTCTGGTACTTTGATACGTGAAACTGCAACACATAAATACGCTAGAACAAAAAGCGGCAAAACAAAAACTATTGTAAAAAAGAAGAGGAAGTAATGGTTGTCAAAAAGAAAGGAAAGGGTTATCAACTTAGAACTAAAAATGGCAAACGTTTGTTAGGAAAACACAAAACTAAAGCTGGTGCTATGAAACAAGAAAGAGCCATTCACGCAGCTAAAGCGGCTAGAAGAAGGAGAGGACGATGAAAATAAAATTCGACGATGAACGCGAGGATATATTAATAAAGGAAGAGGAAAAAGATGTCAAAAAACTCAAAGTTAAAAAACCTAAAAAAGGAAAGAAAGCAAGTAAAAAGCAATGAAGATACGGTCATCGTTAGTGACAGCGGTGATGAAATGGAGCCTATTCGTGCTCCTATTAAAAACCCTAGAAATGCTAAGCCATTGGTTAAGTCCAGTGGAGTCCTAGCGTTTAGAGTAAAGGATGTGCAAGTTTAGTTCCACATATACTAGATGGATATTTTTAAATGAGTGATATCGTAACAAAACCAGTCCAAAAGCGTTGTGCAACTGGCAAAATGCCAGCTTGGATGCGCAAAATGAAAAAGTCAAACGGCTATTCTTGTGAAGAACTAGCTACTGCTGTTACTGACCTCGTAGTTAATAAACGAAACAGGGCAAGAAGAGTAGAAGCTGGGGAAAAGAAAACTAGTGTCCTTTCATTATATGGAGGAGACGATTGGACTTGGATACTCGCTACTGAAAATGACACACGATTACGTGGTCTGTCAGGCGATAGATATCTCATTGACCCTACAGCACATATGGCAGCTTTGCCAACTTGGACTAAAATAAATAATGGACACGTTGACCACAACCGTGAAAACCGTGTCGATATTGAAGTTGGAGAGGCTAGATACGATATAGATAAAGGTTTATACCTTAAAGTACGTACGAATGATAACGAAGTTAATAAAGAACTTAAGAGAGGAGATATACTACCTTCTATAGAAGTAGATGTTGAATCTGAAGACGTACTAGATAAGAACATTATTGATTATTATGTACCTACTGGTTTAGGACTTATGAAAGATAATGAACCGATGGGCAATTCTGTTGGACCCGAAAAACCATCAGACAGATTTTCTGTACCAATATTTGCAGGAGAAATAGATATGACAAAGGAAAAGGAAGAAGTCAAAGAAGAAACACAAGAAGAAGAAGAAGAGGTTGAAACACAGGCCGAGCCTGCTGTGGAAACTCCAGCTAAATCTGAAACCGAGGAAGAACCTAAAGAGGAGTCGGTTGATGAACTTACAATGGCAACTAACAAAGTTGCTGAACTCGAGAAACGTCTCGAAGAAGTTCTAAATCAGGTTGATAGCAAAGCCTCAGCTGAGGATGAATTGAAAAAGATATATATGAGCAAAATACCAGAGAGCATTCATACGGATGTTAACTCTTTGGATTTACCAACGCTCAAAGCATTTGCTAAATTATCTGACCACTTCAACTCTCAGATTGAGGACAGCTCCGCTCGATTAGAGGAAGCTCCAGTAATTAATGAGACCGATTCGGTCGGCTTAGACGCAGGGATTGATTCCAACGGAAGAATGGAAGATAAGCTCTATTATAGTCTGAAGATTAAACACGCAGAAGCGAATGGAATGAAATACCCCGACGAGTGGAAGCAATATATTAGTTAGAAAAAGAGGTAAATAAAAAATATGGTAGACAAAGCAGGACAATACGGCGGTGGTTTAGAAATCACCTGTATTCTTTTCGAAGGAACATTAACTGCAACTGCTGGTACCTCAGTATTCGTCGAGAACGGCGCACTAGGAAAATTATCATTTGCCTTTACAGGAGAACTCAAAGAAGGAGACCTCGTGGGAATTCACGACTCTACCGACAATGATTACGACGCCTGTGAAGGACTACCTGTAATGGCTGCAGCAGCAGCTACCAATGGGTGGATTGGTATTATTAAATCACAGCCTGTATGGCACAAATTGCCTGCATCAGCTGGAACTTATAATACCCACGCAACTAACTTGTCCAATGGACATTACAGAGTTGCAACAGTGGTAATGCCTGGTGTACAAATGGCTCTGAGAGGAGTTTGCGAAGGAACAGATATAACATCTGGTTCTCCGCTAGCTTGGGATGTCTCAGCAGACGGTTGGAAAGATGCCGGTACAACTATGACCGGTGTATTCTCTTTCCACGATGGCGGTGTCGATGCACAAAATGTCTTAATTGGTGTTGGTGCAGTCGGACAAGCTGCTGGTGGCTCTGAAGGAGACATTTGCTCACACGGAGTAGTGGCATAAGGAGTATAATATGGCAGAAAGATACGACCCATACAATACGCTTGCTGCAACTTTGCCTAAGGAATCTTTCCTTAGACCAGAGTTTCAGGCCCGCGACTTAGACGAATTACTAGACAGCTTGTTGATTTTCGATGACATTTTGCCAAAGCAAACAGTCGATGCAACAACTTTCTCGTACCAGATTGAAACAGATGGTGCAGGCACGGGAACCCGTGGCAGCGCTAGTTCTGATGTAAAGAAAGAATACGCCCCACTTAGGGCTGACGGCTCAGAGTTCTCCTACGTAAGTGTATCTCCACTAGAGATGGCTGTAGGCGTTCTTCAAGCAAGAGGTGTTGCATTCAAATTGACAGAAGCAGCAAGGCAAGACCACGAGAGACTAATGATAGACCCTCTCGCAAGGACTCGCAAGCGCGTTGCTTACTGGCTAGCTGAGCAAATCAACGCAGAAATGGTAACAACTTTGACAAATGATTTCAGCGTCACTAACACAGATGACACTGGAATGGAAGACATTATGTCTCAATCGTCAGACTTCGGTACCGAAAACACCGTTGGGCACTTAGCTGGTGCATTAGACTCAACCTATTATTGGGATGAGGCAGATGCAAACCCAGTCAGGACAATTCTAGACCTTCAGACTGTCTTTGAAGACCAAGATGGTTACAACTATAGTTTAACCGACGTTTATATGAGATACCGCGATTTACACTTACTAAGTACATTTATTACTGAAGTAGGTGCAGATTGGGCAATGGACCCACTTGGCGGATTCACAGCATCTAACATCGCTGGAATTACATTCCACGGTTTAAAGAACGTTGCTGGATTCCCAACCACAGTAGGTGACGGATATATTATGGGACTTGACAGGAACAACCCTGTAGGACAAACTTATCAAAGTTTCTCCAAGGAATTCCCACAAGTCAACAATATGTCTTTCCACTCTTATATGGACGACGCTACGCACGACTTCCACTATCAAATGTTCTACACACGTGGAACTGTGGTTGTTGAGCCAAAAGCTATGGCCGTCTTGAAAGTCAGAGACTAAGGAAGACAATAATTTGGGAAGTACTATCCGTCTTGCTTTGATTGCATTGCGAGAATGGATAGTGCACGCCCTTACAAAAAAATAAGGAGGAAACTCAAAAATGGCATTAGACACAGATTACGATGACTACAAAAAGATTAGTGACGTTAGATTAAATAAAATCAACACACGAAGAACATTAGCAAACACAATAGAAAGAGCATCTACAATCGTTTACACACGTGAAATCGCAAACTCAAACGCAGGAGACCACTCAATGGGTGTTGCTGCATTTGATATGGAGCTTATAAAAGCTTACGTAGAATTCCGTGGAGACGAAGGTACCAACGGTACAGTTGCACTTGAAAAATGGGATGATGTTGGTGGTTCTACACAAGCAGCAATGACCGCAGCAGCTACAGTTAGCGCAGGCGCAGCAGCTATTGTAACACTTACACCAAACAGTGACGGAACCGAAAAAATGACCGCTGGCGAAAAATTAAATATCGTTACAGCAAGCATTGACGGTGGAGTTGCAGCTATTGTAACACTAGTTTTCAAGTTAGTCGATAACGTAGATAATAGTTAGATAACATAATTTAGGGAGGATAATTATGGCAGGAACTTGTACAGTATATAAAAGCAAAAATTTTGGACCAAGATGGTCTGGAACTAAAGAATTAGCAGCATATTTCGCTACAACTGATGGAGTGGCGTTAGGAACTGAATTGATTGGAGCAGGTGGTACATCCACTTACTCTGTATTAATAGACCCTTACGGCAGCGTTCAGACACAAACAGCTGAAGCAGATACATCTACTAACATTCTTACAATGGATAAGTATAAGAATGTTTCAGTTTATATCGTTCACCAAGGTGATACACATACACTGACAGCACAAATATGGTCTTGTCCGCCACAACCAACTATAGCAGACAGAGATGCAGCAGCCGCTGCAATTACATCTTCAACGCACAATAGATTGGATACGGCAGCAGGATTACCATACGGTTGGACACAAGAAGGTTCAGATATAACAATCGCCGCAGGCGCTAATGATATATCTAAATTGACTGCAACCGGTGGAATGATTGCAGTAGCAGTTAAGTCAGCCGGCGCTTTAGATTCAGATGATGTTGTAAAAGTATACGTAGTTGGCGAATACGCCTGAGGTATTTTAATTGGATTCCTCAGAGCTGGCCGAATGCGTCATACGAATGGACGAACGTCTAAAGATAATTAGCGAAGATTTTCACGAGTTAAGAGGCGATTTCGTAGACGTTAAAAAAGACACTACAGTCTTACGCACAGAGATGACCAATCACTTGGCTCATCATCAGATGTTCGAAGAGACTATACCAGCTTTATCCAAACAACAACTTATAGCATATACTGGCGGAACTGCGGCAATAATAGTCGCAGCAATTGAAATAATATTAAACTCTGTGGGTGGTGCATAATGGCGGTCAACACTTGGGATGGTGCATCAGATACGAATTGGAACGATGCAGCTAATTGGAATACTACTGGCGTAACAGATAGAGTTCCTACTGCTGATGATGATGTAGTTATTGCAAACGTATCAAACAACTGCGTTATGCCTGATGGATTAAATCCAACTATCAATTCATTATTGGTAGAAAGTAGTGCAAGTCTTACAGCAGGTAATAACAACATAACAATAGACAGTCATCCTGCAAGTGGAACAAATAGGCCGATTGACCTTAGTGGAACTTTTGTCAAAGGCACATCAACTTTAACTTTTACTTACAGTGCAGCCGAAACTAAATATTTAAATTTTAGAGGTGTGGAAGTTCATAACGTAGTTATAAATGGTGCAAATACAACCTTTGCTATTGGTAATGGTGCTTTGACGGCAACAGGTGATGTTACAGTAACGGCAGGAACATTGGACACTTACTCTGCACAAAATAATGCACTTACAGTAGCAGGAAATACATTAGTAGACGGAACATTAACAGGCAATAATTCTACATTAACGTTTGGAACAGATGGAGTTCACGGCAGCACAGAAGGAGGATGTTTACTTGTTAATTCTTCAGGAACATTTACTTTTGGTTCTGGTGATGTAACTATATTTAGTGGATTTACAGCTAAAGGGACTGAAGGTTCCCCTAATGTAACAAGCACGGGTGGTGGTGACATTTTAATTAAAGGTAGAACTAATAATGGTTTTATGAATAGTCACAGTCATCAAGGAACTAACATTACTGGAGACTACATTATAGATTATGACAATAATGCTATTTTTGATAATCGAAGTGGAACTACTATTGCTTGTGGAAAATTTATAATTAAACACGGTGGGCGAACTTATGAGCCGTGGAATAATTCTGCACAAGCTACATTTAAAATAATAGGAGATATGGATATTCAGAATGGAACTTTTGATACAGAATATTCAGGACAAAGTAGTCAGCACCTTACAGTAACAGGAAATGTAGATATAACAGGAACATTAACTTGTAATGCTTCAGCAGTTAGTTTTGGTAGTCTTAAATGTCAAGGAAGTAGCACGCTTACTGCAACAAGTGGGACAACAACTATTACATCAGAAAATAGTAGCGGTCAAGCAATAATTATGAATAACTCGATGACTTTTAACAATAGTGATGGGACATTTTTAATTACTACTCCAGCAGCAACTAACATTTATTTTAAATCAGATAATGCTTTGCATCATTTAACAATTAATCACTCAAGTGCAGACATAGTTTTAGCAGGCAATCCTGATGATTTGAAATGCGAAGGAGACCTTACAATAACAGCAGGAACTTTGCAGTCAACAACTTCAGGAGCTACTTTAGAAGTAGACGGTGATGCAAGTGTAACTGGCACACTTAATTGGTCTGGAACGTCAGGCGGTGCAGTTGAGTTAGGAAGTCTTGAAATAGCAAGTGGAGGAACATACAATGCAACAAGCGGAACTACTACTATTACAACAGGAGCTGCTACATATAGTTCAGAAGGTAGTTTTGCAATAGTAGGGGGTGGAACATTTACACACAATAATGGCACTCTCGTTCTTGATAGCGTAGGCCAACGTTTACCAAAAGGAGGAACCTTTTACAATGTAACACTAACTGGTTCACAATCTACAGGTGGACTTTATTTATACAATAGCGTTCTTTCACCAGCAGGTATAATGCCTGATGGAACAACAGGAGCTAATTACGTTTCAATATTAGGGACTTTATCTATAACTGATGATGAATTTAGACCTTACAATGCAGATAAAGTATATGTTCATAATTTAATTATAGGTGACGGCACAGGTTCTGCAAACGAAGCTAAGTTTGATATGAGTGAAGCGGACACATTTGATGGGACTGTTTTTGTAGATAATGTTACTATAAATTCAGATGGTCAGTTATTGTTTGGAGATGGGGACGAAACTTCATCTACTGTTGGTTCTTCAGCACTTAATATATATGGTGCGTTTAGAAATATTGGAGGGTCAGTAGACATAACATAATGGCAATTAATCTTAATTTTTTAGGCACGGGCGGAATAATAGAAGGTAATTTAGGAACAGCAAACGTTGATGTAAATCTCGACAAGTCTTTGATGTTTGACGGTACTAATGATTTTATTGATTGTGGCACTGATACTGACCACGACTTTACTGACCATTTTACTTTAGCTTGTTGGGCCAAAAACGACAACGCAACAACTACAGGTGGCGACAGGGAACACATAATAGCTAAATATGAAGGAAGTAATGGTAAAAGAATATTTAGATTATATCTTCACGGCAGCACGTTAAGATTTGGTGTAGGATATAACAGTGGTAACAATTCAGTAGAGATTACACATAGTATGACAGGCTTAGCTGAACATTGGAATCACTATGCAGCTTCTTTTGATGGTGGAGTTATGAAACTTTACGTTAATGGTGTTTTAGTTACTAACACAGACAACAGTGGTACACTTACAGCTATTCACGCGAACAATGCCATTGAATTAGAAATTGGAGCATATCAAAGTGGTTCACACACTTGGACAGGCCAGATAGCTGACGTTAGGATTTACAACGCAGTACTTACGGATGCTAATGTACAATTCTTAGCAAGTAAGATTAATACTGACAAATCATTAGGAGCAGGTACTACAAATCTAAAAGGATACTGGAAGTTAAATAACGAAACAGCATCAGGTGGTGGTAGCGGAACAGGTTTTGTTGTAGATGAATCAGGTACAGTAAATCAAGGAACTTTAACTAACTTCTCAGGTACTTACTGGGATTATGACGCTTACTATGTAGATATATATGATAATAGTACAACGACAGATGGAACGTTTACAGTAACACAAGGAAAGGTAGAGGGTAAGGCTTTGTCTGCTGCCGATTTTGACGGCAGTTCAGATTATTTTATTCAGACAGATTCGGCTTTAAATTACACAAACAATTTTACTTTAGCAGCTTGGATTAGACCTGATTCAGTAAGCACTCAATTAGTTGTATTAAGTAGAGGTGTTACAGATAACTCATCGAGTCAATATACGTTTGGTATTAATAGTCAACAAATAAGGTTTACAAAAGAAGGAGTAGATAATTTAGACAGCGGAACAAACGTTCTTGTAGCAGATAAATGGAATCATATAGCAGTTACAATAAGTAGCACAGATGGAGTTACATTTTACCACAATGGTGTAAATGTTGGAACTAACGCTAACACTACAAATTGTAATGCATCGTCTGGAGGATTTTATGTGGGAAGAAGATGGAATGGCGATTACGATTTTGACGGAGAAATTAAAGAAATAAAAATATTTGATTATGTAAAAAGTGCAGACCAAGTAGCTTCTCTTTACTCTAACACATATCCACAAACACCTGAGCATTATTGGAAATTTGACGAAGGTTCAGGAAATGCAGTTAATTCAGGAACGTCAGGAATTGGAGTATTATCTGAAGCAGGAAGTTGCGGAAGAGTAAACGGCACTCTTGACCTTGACGGAACACTTACGACTACAGCAACCACTTCTAAACTTTCAGCACCAAGAGGTTTATTAGAAGTACAAGGAGCTGTAACATTTGGAGCAGATACATTTATTCATAATAATGGGACAGTTTCGCCAACTAATTCAGCAACAACAGAGTTTCAATTTAGTAGCGACCACGCAGGTTCTGATAATCCACTTTATAATCTTGGCACAAATGCAACAGGGCAAATGAGATTTACTAAAGGATATACTGTAGAAAACCTACATTCTAATTTAGGAGGTAGTGGACAAAATTATTTGAATGCAGGAAGCACTTACAATTATGGAACAACCAGTAGTGCAGCAAGTTGCACGGCATTACTCAGGTCTGTAACAGGAACTGCAACAAATTATGCTAACATATATGGAGTTAGTTCATTATATCCTTTAGATTTGTCAGCTTGGGATGACACTCCACTTATTACTGAAGTAGCTCTTAAAAATGTAAATGTTACGGTAGATATTCCAGCAGGTAGATTTGCACCATCAGGCAGAATAGTTCGTTTAGATGGAGATTGTGAGTTTGATGACGTGTTAGTAGAAGATGGAACAACTTTAGATTTGAATGGACAGAGGGCTGAGTTTGGTGGTAACTTTAGTCTTACAGGAACTTTATCAGATACAGGCAACGCAGGTATAGCAATATTTAAAGGAACATATACTCGTTCTGGAACTAAAGCAGATTTAAACACGGGAACTGTGTTTATTGCTGAAGGTGCAGGTAGTTCAGATTATCACGACCCTGTTCCAGACAAATTCTTTGTTAATGCAGGTTCGGGAACAATCACACTTGGCAATCCATTAGAAGTTGCAGGTTCAGGAACGGCAGATGTTATTTTAGGTTCAGGAACTATAGATGCTAATAATCAAAACATAACAGGTAGAGATAATATAACAATCGCTACAGGCGGAATATATACAGCAGGAAGCAGTACACTTACCTGTGCAGGAGATTTTACTACCAGTGGTGGTCTTATTGGTAAGAGTGCTGTTACGTTTGATGGCACAGGCGATTATGTTACAGTTGCAGATTCTTCAGATATAGAAGTTGGAACTAATTTTACAGCAGAGGTTTGGTATAAATCAACATCGAATCCAGACGATTATGATAGGATAATTGAAAAAGGAAATAGTGGTGCAAGAGAATGGGCCATAACTTTTGATAATAGTGGTAAAGTAGGAGCTTGGATAAACAATGGTAGTTCTTTAATTTCAGTTGGAAATAACACAGTAGCTTCAAACGATAGTAAATGGCATCACGTAGCTTTGGTAAAAAGTGGCAATGATTTAAGTTTTTATCTTGATGGTAAATTAGATGGCACGGCTACTTTTTCAGGAACTCCTAATACAACAGGTAATACTTTGATTATAGGTGCAGAATATAGCACATCATCAAGCGATTATATTTATTTATTTACAGGTTCAATAGGTAGAGTATCCATTTGGAATGAAGCATTAACGGCAGGTCAAATTCGTAATATGTTATTTATGGATTTTACAACAATGGCTGCTGATAATTATGATGCAAGTAGTAATCCAAACGGATTTACAGATGGTAATGCAAAGATGTGGCTTGAGTTTAATGAAGGAACAGGAAGCACAGTAGCAGATTCCTCAGCACAATCCAATACAGGAACAATTACAGGAGCATCTTGGGCAGGAGCAGGAACATTTAATCCTAACACTTCTACTGTTGTAATGGCTAAGTCTGGAACTCAAACTATTGCATACACACACCTAGACAATGATTTTAGCAATCTAACAATAAACGCAAGTTCTACTACACAAATGTTATCTGTAGGTCAGAGTGGTAACAATGCGTTACAAGATATTAATAGAAGTTTTACAGTAAATGGAGTATTCAAATCACATCCAGATACTACAAGTGCTAGGGTAAGATTACGAAATCCAGCATATGCGTTTAGTGTAGATTCATCTGTAAAAGCAACAGCACTAGCAGATTTAGCTACATTAAAGTTTGACGGCAGCGGTACGTTTAATCTTCCAGAGTTTACTACAAAAATAATACAACCAACATCAAGCGGAACGATATTAGCATTAACAGGCCCACTCACAGTTACGGAAGAGTTGGACGTAGCAGACGGTACAACCATTAATACTAAAGGTCATAATTTAACTACAAAAGTAGTTGATTTAGTTTCTGGCGGAACTTTTAATATAGAAAAGAATTCATCTTTAATATTTTCAGATGTAAGTGGAGCTGGATTCGGCTCTTCAGACGGAGCGTTAAATTGTAAAGGCGCTGCAGCTGCGTCATTTGACGGTGCCGACGACAAGATGGAGGATACTTCAAACCCACTTCCAGGCTCTGGTCCCTTTACGTTCACTATGTTCTTTAGAACGTCTACAACTGGAATCAGGCAAGGATTGGTAGATTTTACGGCAAGTTCTGCTCGTGGAATGTTAGATGTTATGACAGACGATAAATTACTATTATATTTAGGTGGTAGTAATTATAGATATTGGGACGCTATAACATCGTATTTAGATGGAGATTGGCATCACATAGCAGTGTATGTTCCTGGATATGCTCAAGCAGATGTAGAAAATATAACTGTACATATAGATGGGAATCTAATTAATCCAAGCGCTACTGTTGCAAGTGGTGCTGCAGAGCAACCTACTATGGCAGACTTAAAGCTAGGGTGTGGATATAGTAGTGGTAATGCTTGGGATGGAGACCTTGCAGACGCACGCATATTTGAAAAGGCACTGACTGCTGATAACTTAACTACGTTGCGCTCGGTGAACCCAAATAAAGCTAATGCGACAAGTTATTCAGATGCTAATAATGATATAGGAGCAACTCACTGGTGGAAGTTAAATGAAAGCAATTTCCCAACCGATAATGCAGCAGATAGTGTAGGTAGTATTGCTCTATCAGTTACAGGAGCGGTATCAAATAGAATTACAGTGACAAGCGCAACTGGTGGTACGCCAACTAATTTCTGGGATATGGAAACTACTATGACAGTAACTTCTTCATATACTACTTGGTCCAAATACCACGATTTTATAATAGACAATGGAAGTTCAAATACAGTAACCATAGATAATTCTACATTTACAGAATGGAGGGAAGCTGGTCAAGCATTCTGGGCAGACAATCCAATTACTTGGGGAAGCTTTACTCATAATACGTGGACACACAGTGGTGCACCAAGTTCTGGATTAAGATTTGATACAGCATATGCCGCCTTCGATAATATTGATTTATCTGGTTGTAATTTTTCTTCTGGGACACCTTACGACATTAAAGGACACGGAGTTAAACTAGAATTTATTAATAGTAATTTTAATATTGATAATGTATCTAATAGTTCTGGTGGTTCGGTTATTAGTAAAGACCACAATGATACAGCTAATCTGTATGAGATAACTAGCGATGGTACAGTCACATATTCTGCAGTTACCAATGAGTTTGATGTTGATGCAGATGTAAAATTACGCAAAGGAATATTAACAATGGACGAAGATAATAAATCCTGTGACACGCTTAATGTTTTTGCTAATGGCACTATTAGAGTTACTGACGGCAATGATTTATACGTTCAGGGTGCTTTTGATAATGACGGCACTTGGGTTCAAACAGCAGGATACGATGGGGAAATACACGTAGGAGACTTTACGCCTTTCGATAGTGGAGACATAATTGATAATAGAGACTTTGTAGATACTGGATTCCACGACACATCACACTACTTGGAGATGGACTTATGAAGATAGGTGAATGGGTTAGAAAGTTACAGATACTTCCTGGAAGTAACAGGAGAAGAGTACACAATGGTATCAGAAATCAAATGAAAGCTGATGAAGATACGTTTGATGCTAAGTGGTGGGACACAGAAATAACAGAAAGTAAATGGAAAGAAATGCTAAAGGAGGCATTAAAATGAAATTGGATTTGGAAGAATTTATAGAATTAGGAAACGGAATGGTAAAGAAACCTAAGTACTCTGAAGATATAGAGTATGGAAAGGTTTATATAGATAGTGATACATCACTATATGTAATAGTACACGACAATGGCGATAGAACTATATGGCACGCTAGCGAAGGTATGAAATTTATACAGAGTAAGAAATAATGGCAGCAGACACAATATTAGTAAGGTTCAGAGATTTATCAAACATCACGACTGGTGTTTTGAGTGATAGTGATTTTACAGATAAGTCAGAAGCATTGGCAGTGCAAATGTACAATGAGATAATGGATACATCGGTAACTGTAACTTCACATACAACGGGAACATACCTTACAGATGAAGCTATATCTCAACTTGCTACGGCATTAGCGTATCAAAAAATACACAGAACTAAAATGTATAAAGATACTGGTATGTTAGAATATCACCGCTATATGCAGGCTGCATACGAAGTAATGCATATGCAAGACCCAACTAAGGTAGAATATGTAGAAGGTAGAGACTTATATATACCTAAACCAACGTCGGTAACAAGCAAGCCTTACACACATACTATATCAAGAGATAGCAGTGGTTCTTCAGCTAGCACAGTTGGGGGAGACTAATGACCATATCAATGGTTGAAAAGATAGAAGATGATATCAAAACTGCATTGAATGCAGAGAGTGGGTTTTTACAACCTAATTTTACATTCTTCAGCGCAGAAAACGACGATGATGAAGATGTAGATTTTGAGTACAACGTTCCAAATATTATATATGGCAACGAAACAACGCCCGTGGACTATTTTATGGATGGTACGCGGATGTTTAGTTCGGAGTTCGTATTTCAGGTTAACGTTAACGAATTTAATTCGATAGACGTTGGAGGAGACACCCTCACTAGAAAACGTCTGGTTAACTACACATTGGACAAACTCCAGAAAACATTGAACGATATGTCATTCAGTAACGCTGATGTTATTGAGTTCAATACTACTACAGGAGAAACGTCCGCAAAAGTTCCTATAGGAGAAGATGAATTCCTCTATAGGGGTGGTTTAGGTATGAGCGTTACGTACATAGATGCAACAGGATAGATAATATGGCAGAATACTTAGGACAGAGAACAAGAGTCGAATTTAATGGTCACGATGTATCACATTTAACAGGATGTACAATAGGTACAATGAATCCTGTATTTGATACGTTTCAATCATTAAAGGACCCATTTGACCACGACATAGAGATAACAGAAGAAGCTACAGGAACATTTGACTTTGTAGGTTCTGATAAGAGTGGTGACCAAAGGTTCAAAGAGATATTTAAACAAGTTACTGGGTTTGTAGATTTAGACTACACATCTACTCCTACTACAGATACACTTACAATGACAGATGAGGACTTCACCAATCCCGATACACAGGGTAGTTATACAGGTAGTAGATTCTTAACTTCATTTACGCAGATAGCTGATGGTGATGCTAATATTGTAATGGAAGCTGTTAATGAATCTGTCTGGTTCAAAATAGTAGCTATGGGAGAAACCATTGCCGGCCTAGCATTTCCATTTCAAACATCTGGTGGTACAAGTGCAGATATGGAAATAGACTTATATGTCAATAATAGTGGCAAGCCTCACGGCTCTACTAAAGCAAATAGTGGTTCTGCTGCAACAATATCAACAACATTAGCGCAATCCGATTTTGGTTCTGCACTTAGGTGGAAAGACCTAACCGTACCAGCTACTTGGACAAACTTAACGATAGGAGAGACCTATTGGGTTCGAATAAAATTTGACACCGAAACTGGTGTCGGTGTTGACCCAAAACTTAGAGTAAGAACAACTCTCCCACTAAGTAATAACGCATCAACGTTCAATGCCGACAGTACATCTGTACCTGCAAGTGCTACAGCAAATACAGAAGTAATACATTATATAAAATATAAAAGCACAGAAGGTTTAAACGTCGTAGTTTATGACTACGCAGATTTAGCCGAAACAACTGGAGTGAAGTATACCTTCAATAAAGTAAAACTAGATTCAGTCATTCCAAGTTTCGCAGACAAACAAGCGTCGAGGAGTAGTGTTAGCTGGAAATGCAACGATTATTCCTACGACACAATATGAGGTAAAAAAATATGGCAACTTTTCTAAAAGATGGCGTATATGTATATATAGCAAGAGAAAACGCACTCAGTGATGCATTCAGTGGCACCACTGGAAAGCACCTAAGTACATTAACAAAGACTGGAGTTCAAGCTTTAGGAGCAAGTACTGCAAACCAAGTATATCAACAGATAGAAGATGTTACAGGTGTTTCCATAGGTGGTTACGGATTAGAGTATGATACATTTCAAACTTTAGCCGATAACTTTGACCACGATATTGAAATCAAAGAGATGGGTAGTGGAAGCGTTGACTTTATCGTAAAGTCAGGCAATAACGTAAGTAATAACACCTTAGACCACTTAGAACTAAAAGCAATAGCAAAGGACTTTCCTAACGGATATAACGAAGTCGGTAGTAATATAGCAGGATTCGATACATCAATCGATACAAAAACTACTGTAGGAACCGATGACCGTGGCTATGCTATTTTAGTAAGACAGGTATATGGTAGTGATAATCTTTACTGGTGTTTCCACAACTGTAAAATATCTTGCTCCATTAGTTTTGCAAACCGACAAGCAACCCGAGGTTCAATGTCTTGGGAAGATGCACGGTATGTCACATTCGATACTGATTCAACTGCATTAGTAGTTGGAACACATCACCACAGTGACGCAAAAGCTAAAGGATTCCATACGTCAACTGAATAGATTTACGTACGTAACCGCATATGCAAACACCTTAGTGTAAACTAAGACAAAAATAAGAGGAAAAGGAAATGGGAAAATTATTAGAAAAATACACAAAACCAGATACAACAGTTGAATTACAACTACCCCTATCGGGGGACGTATTAAAATTTAAACGTCCAAGTATCGGAGAGATAAAACAATTAACAGAATTTTCAACTTCGTTAGAAGGAAACCCTGACGCAGACGTTCGTATCTGCGCCAAAGTTCTCAAAATGCTCTGCTTAGAATTTGCAGAGGAATCTGAGAAAGCATTACAAGAAGACTTAGCTAGTTTAGAAGCTCCTGATAGAGCAGCTATTCTACCATTCTATTTTGAATTATTGGGTATTAACAGAGATGAAATCTGGAAAACTATCTCTCAAAATTTAGAGACGACGACCAAGAACTAGCCTTATTAAACATCGCAAAAGAATGGTCGTTGCCGGTCGTTAGCGAGCCCTGGTTTAACTTACCGATAGTAACGGAATGGACCTGGGATAAGGCGGACGGAACAATCGCAGCCACTAGTATAGAGCAGAGAAAGGTACAGATTAGAGATATACCCTCGGTTTTTAACTTACCACCTGAGGTGTTGATATCTATGAATGCATTCGATGCATATGTCGCTGAGGAAAAACAGAGACAAATAGAAGAGGCTCAAGCAAACGCAAAAAGATGACAGTAGAAGAAGAACTAGCCAGGAAAACGCTTGCTCTAGACGGTGCAGTCAGAGGTAGATTTGATGGTAAATTTGCTTCAAGTGCCGAAATACAAAGACAAATTGGGAGCATACCTAGAGTAGAGTATGTCGAATCTTCCACTGTTAGAAGAAATCTCAGACAAATTAGTGCAAAAACTGGTAGAGACGCTGTCAATTCTTTGTTTAAAAACGAATTAAGCAAGCAAGGTAAGGCATTTGGAAACTTTGTTAATAATTTACCAAAAGGAACTCTAGATAATTTAACAAACTTGCCTGGAAGAGTTGCTTTAAATACTATAGAAGCTAATAATTCTGTAGGTAAGTTAGAAGCTAAAAAGAAATACATAGAATTAACAATGAACTATGTAAATCAACACGCTGGCGGAATCATTGGAGATGCAATCAAAGAAGAATATTTCCAAGCTGGTAGAATGAATTGGGAACCTTTGAATCCAGAAACCATAAAAAGAAAGGTAGCTAGAAACAAAAAATTTGGTGGTAGATATCCACGACCACATATTCCATTGTTTGGTACTACATATACAGCTGGTTTACCAGACAATTGGTTACTTTACACATACAAATTAAATGATTTTCCAAAAAGAAGTCCATCTGCATTACCGCATTATGGGATAAGTACATATATGGTAGCACCTGGACAATCAGCTACAGCCGGCGTGCAAAGTAGCTCTGGATTTTTTTCCCAGCCTTACAAAATGAAACTCCAAGGAAAGGAAACCGGCAAGACTGCATACCCACCTGAAATGAGAGGCGCCGCTTTGATGGACGTAGTGGCCCATTTAGCCCCTGTAGCTATGGTTACTAAGCCCTATGCAGGCAGAGGATATCAAGCAGCTTTAAAGGCCGCTGCTGCCAATCCTGATACAGCAAGAAGCGCCAATATGAAAATAGATGGAATTATACAACCATTCTACATTACACCTTATGTTTTCTTTCACGAGACTGGTACAAGTACAATGCCCAAGAGAAGTTTCATAGAGCGTGGGCTAGCAGTTGGTATGGGTAGAGTAGAACAATTAATACACGTATATATTGAAGAAGGAGCTAAAGCATTTAGAAAAGCTTACGCTGAAACAAACTTCGAAGGAATACGTGACTTAGATGAAATACAGGCATATTATAGAGCTGAGTCAGATAGAGCCGGAGATGCTGCACGTTTAGCTAAAATAAAGGGAAAAGCAGGTACACGTAAAGAACCAAGAACTTCTCTCATTGACCATCAATTTGATAATGTGTTAGTTAAACACAAGCAGATAAAGGGTATTATTAGACGACTTTTTGGTAATCACTTAGTATGGTGGTTTGTTCCACCAAGTAAATACTGGCACTACATCGGTATGGCTTCTGACATTAGAGGTTTACTCTTTGGTCAAAAAAATATGGGTACAGCTAAAGCATACGTACAAGCTATGACTGTAGGTCTTGCTGGTGCACGTATGGGTTCACCAGTTCCATTTACACGTAAAGCAAGAAGACGTAAATTCCGTAAAGGTTTATATACTAGGGCTGGTTATCACAGAGCAACGGTGGGTGGTAGTTAATGGCAAACACAATTGACTACATAGTAAGAACTGGACAGGCTCAGGCCTCATTAACGCAATTACAAAACAGAATGATGTTGACATCTAGTGCAATATCATCTGGAGCAAGAATAGCAGATACTGCACTTATGGCAGTGTCAGCCTCTTTTATCGCAATGGGAGCTGGTGCCTTTGTAGCATATAATGCAGTTAAACAATTCCAAGAATCTCTTATGACTGTACGTGCTTTAGGTGGAATTACCGAAGCACAGATGTTTCAACTAGCTGATTCTATTAACGAAGTTGCTATGCAGTTTGGTGTATCTGGTGAAGAGATAGCCGAAGGTGCGGTTATGTTATCTAAAGCTGGTTTAACGGTAGACCAGATAAATGAATCTATTGGAGCAATGACTGCTCTATCTAAGGCAAACGGAATTGCCTTTGAAGAAGCTGCACGTATGACTGTATTCGCTGTTAATACGTTCGGCAAAGAGTTTAGCGAAGCCACTGACTTAATGGATGCTATGCAGGTAGCAACACAAGAATCTATTTTAGATATAGGTGACTTGCAGAAAGCATTCGCATTTGCAGGTTCTACTGCAGTTATGTCGGGCGTAAGTTTCGAGCAGTTAGTATCTATAATGGCAGTTCTATCTAACCGTGCGTTAGAGGCTGGTATCAGTGCACGTTCTGTAAACAAGATGTTCTTGGATATGATAATGAACACTGACGAACTTCAAGAGTTTATGAACAATATGGGTATGACTTTCCAAATCATACGTGATGGTAAGTTAGATATTGACGCACTTATGCAAGCATTTGCTGGTGAACAACTAACGTTGGAGATGCTTCAGCAAGCTTCAGACGTGTTTACTGTACGTGCGTTACGTTCGTTTGGTTTGTTACTAGGTGCTGCAGATGAATATAATACTATGCTCGCCAGCGTAACTAACTCACAAGGAGCATTACAAGAAGTTGTAGCAATACAGATGCAATCGTTTACGGCAATGTTCGCCAAGTTGCGTCAAGAGTTATTAGCTCCATTACGTTCGCCTGAAGTCATAGAACAAGTTGGTATAATGGTTGACAGATTTATTGTAATGTTTCAAGCATTAAAACCAGATTTACTTAACTCAGTTATAACTGGATTAGTAGGTTTTAGTGATATAATTACATCAGATACATTTTTAGCTGCGCTTTCATTTATGGGAGATGCATTATTTACAATTTTCCAAGCATTTAAATTTATTGGGGACTTGGCTAGTAGTCCAGCTGGATATCTGTTGGGAATTGCAGTGGCATTTAAGTTAGCTCAAATAGCTATGATTCCATTACTTATGACAACACAGTCATATAATTTTACATTACAACAACAAAAAGAGAGGTATGTTGATTTACAGGTGGCTAAACTACAAGCCAAAACAGCGACCGAGAAAGAAGTTATTTCTCAAAATCTTCTATTTTTATCTACTCAAAGAGTTACTACAGCAATGAGTGCATTATTAGGTGCAATGGGTTCTATGCTTGCAATGGGTATGATATTAGGTTCTACAGATAATCCGGTAATTGCATTCTTTTTATTGTTAACTACTGTTGTGCAAACTGCTAGTACAGCAATGATGGTTTTTAATGCATTACAGGCGGCAAAAATGGGAGGTCCCAGCGCTCCCGCAATATTTGCCGGACTATTAGGATTACAATTAGCTACAGCTGGAGCTTTTTATGCATCTAGACAAGCTCAAAAGGCTGAAATAGAAAGTCAATATGGAGTTTTTGATAATGGTGGTATGATAGCTGGTAGTAGACACCAGTTGGTTTATGTGGAACCAGGCGAAACAATAGTGCCAAAGACACAGAATATGTTAGGAGGAGGAATGACAGTAAACGTAGGAGATGTATACGCTCAGGATGGAACGGATTTCGCTAATAAATTAGCAGACGCATTACCATATGCATTAAGAAGGGTAAGCGATAGAGGAGGTATTTAATGGTATTAACACAAGGTGGACAAGTCGCAGGTGGCGGAATAACTCCAAATCGACCAACTGTAGATATAAGTAAACAGTTTAGTATTTATACACCAGCTACTGAGGGACAGATTATTTTAAATTCAGAGGGAAAAGGTAATCCAGGAACTGCTCCTGGTGGATTAAGAAAAACATCTAGAGTTTACTATAGAAAAGTAGACTTAACAGATGGAGCAGAATTAAAATCATCATTTGGAGATGTTAATGTCGGAAATAGTGCTAGTGCTACTATACAGGGAGGTCCATTTAAATCTATTTTTTATTCTAATTATACATTACCAAGTAAACCTAAATACGGTGATGCTAAATTAGTCGGGTTACATTATGGGGTACCAGTTACAAACGTTACAAGAAAAACGTTAAGCTCTGTACCTAACTTTAATGTATGGAAAGGAAAACAAACATCTTTTACAGATGGTTCTTGTACTGTAGATAATACGCCAGTGGCCGCATTTATGTCGCACATTGATGTTGCACCAAACGTATATGAAGGATTTGATGGTGGTTCTGCGGGTGCTACTGGCGTTACTAGGAGAATTGGAAACAGAGTTGTATCACATATGGATGAATATCTTCCAGCTGATTGGGCTTGGCGTAACATACAAACTGGAACCAAACAGGGGTTAGACAGCTATGAAGACTTTTTAGATAGATATTGCGTAAAAGCTGAGGGTGTTATATCTGGATTTGCTTGTCCTGTTCGTCAGACTGCTTTTTCTCTCTTAAGTACACTAGGTACTGTAGTTAATCCATTTAGATGGGGAGATATAGGAGATGGCGTTACTACGACATATGAACCTACACGAGGAAAAGCAAATATGGATTTAATAGAACCAGTCTGGGATACAATTGCAGTTAAAAATGCAGGATATCCATTGACTGAATTTGTAGAAGTAGTTTCTGAAGATGTAACAACGACGTCGGATGTCAATAGTAACAATAGTTTGTTTCACATTTATTCCAACAATATTAACGCTGCTAGCGCTGATGATGCACCAATATACGAGGCATCTGTAAAGTATTCAGGAGAAAAAGTATTAACTGGAGCATATTCTGCAAAAATGAGGACATATTGGTCAAATAGTACTGTTTCTATAGGTACTATGCCTGATATTAAAGATAGTGGAGCTACAGACAGACAAGAAGTTATAATGCAGTATGGGCCAATGCCTTGTCCTACTGTACTAGATATGGAAGCAAGTACACATAATGAAACTGCGTATAGAATAGGATTTGATTTGTACATCGATAAATTAGCGGCAGCTTGGTCTGGAGGTAGTGGTGTAGACGAAGATAGATTAACTAGAGGTTTTGTAGTTACAATTTCTGATAAACAATATACTAGATTAGATGGAACTTTATATGATTGGATAAAAGCTGAAGATGACGATTCAGAAGAATTTGCGTATTTTGCTATTCTTAATTCATCTCAAGATTCATCTAATGCTGCGGATGCTGACCACTCTGTATACTTAATAGGAAGCAATCAGTACCATTTAGCAGATGGTGGAGGCAATTCTAATTTTGACGAAGATGCTACTAATAAAATGATTAGAGTAAAATCGGGAGTTGACCCATTCTCTACAGCAGGAATAGACCACACAGAATCTGCAGGTATACCTACTGGACAATGGCTACATTTTGATATATCTACAGTTCCATTTTTATATGGTTACAGGTTAAGAGTTACAACTCCAACTCCAGATGGTAGTGAAAATGTATTATCTGCATTTCAATTGAGAACTACAGATAATAGTCGCCAATCAGAAGTTACAAATTGGACTCCATATATACAGTTTTGGTTAGTTAATTATCCATCTGACCACGGTAATGATAATGCATATTCTGCAGCTCAAGATACAGAAAGCGTTGTATATTTAGATAATTTTAAAATTACAAACGCTAATTACACATTAGAAAATGCAACTATATGTGAAGAAAACATTGGACACAAAAGTAAATTAACTTTTGGTGCAAACACAGCAAGAGATGAAAGTAATGGAACGCACGATTCTGCTAGAATATTATCTTTAGGATTTCAAGAAGTAGATGATTTTCCAGATGGTACATTAAAAAACTTAATGTTTAGTTCTTATTCTACTACAAATATAAATGATGTCTCAGAACTGCCAGCATCTAATACTAAATTTGCCTTTAGTGCATTTAGCACTGCTAATGCAGGTCACTTAAAAATGGGATGGCCAATGGGACACGATTCAAATGGTCAAAGTACAAATGATGCAATTTACGCATTTACTGATGGTACATCTCCAAATATTGGTTTGACTGATGGAGGAACAATAGGTAGCTTAGCACCAGATGGAGGCACGGGCACAGAAGTAGCTTGGAATGGCGTTAGCGGACTTCAAGGATTTAGTCAAAAAGGATTACTTCAAGTTTCGTTTGATGATGCAAACTATGCTAATTTTACAAAAACTAGAAGAGAAAATCATTTTGTTAAAGCTAGAGTTTTAAAAATAATAGAATCATCTTCTAATGGCGGTAAATTTTTAATTGATAATCCTGAAATATTTAGATTGCCTTCTTTAGAGAATAATTTATATCCAACGACTTATAGATTATATATACACAATTCAGATTATGCTACAGATGGAGACCCAAATACAGGATTAAGAGACTTATTTTTAAAGAGTATAGAAGGAAATATAGTTGAATTAACTGGAAATGTATTACAAGATGCAGGAGGTACAGATTTAGCAATAACTGATAATATATCTACTCTATGTATTTCTCCAGTTATGTATTGGTTATGTATGTATTATAATTGGAATGATGGCACAGATAACTTACCAGATAGATATTACAATTCAGTGCATAATGTAAATAGCGGAGTTGCTGCAGGTATTAGCGCAGGCAACTATGGAGCTACTTGGAACGAACATAAATTTACTGATGCTTCAACTTACGACAATGGATGGTCGTGGGGAAAATCAGAAAGCTCTAATTTAGTAATATCGACTGACTATGGATTTGGAGCATATGATTCTGAAACTAAAATGGGAGGATACTGTGGTAAATTTAATCCTTCTACAGCAAGCCCAACGGGTTCTGCAACGACTGGAACTAGATATAATTTAGTTGATGTAAGTGGATTAGTTACAGTGGATGATGCTCAACCAGAATCTACAATCGCACTTGCTATAACACCAGAAGAAGATTTATTAGAACACACAGTAACAATAGATACTGACGAAGCTTCAGCAGGACAGAGACCATTTATCTTAGCAGGTTTTATGGATAATGTAGCTCCTGCACCACAATTGTCAGTAAGTCCTTACGAAAATGACCCAACTAAATACCAATTTGATTGGTCGGCGTCAGGAAAAGATTATTGGTACGGATTTATTATAATAGACAAAGAACCTATATTAAATAAATATCACAAAGTTGGTATGCATATACCTAACTTTTTTACATTAGCTAATTACGATGGTAACGTAGATTATGCTTCTGGTACAAGTTCTGGACTAAAATATTATAATTACCCAGAAAATAATACGTATGATTTAGAATTAGATAGTACATTTAGTGTCGATTTTGAAGGAATATGTGGGTTGACTCCTAAATTTGATGGTGATGCGTACATTAGAGCAGATGCAGACCATATGGAAATAGAAGACCCTGGAAGTCCATCACCACCTACGACTAATGCTACCTTTATGGCACACGTTCGCATATCTGAATTACCAAGTTCGGGTACTGACGAGATAGTAACAATATCTGATAACTCAGGTAATGTAGCGTTTGAATTAGAAATAGGAACGACTGGTATACTTACAGCCACAGTTGCACCTGGAAGTGGTACAGCTGTAGCACTAACGTCCACCAAACAACTCATAGCAGATAACGAAAGTCCTACGTCCGTGATTGTAACTCTAGATACTGAGATAGATTCTGGAAATGTAAAATTATTTATAGATGGTAGACTAGAAGACCAGAGTGGATTACGAACTGCGGCCGGAAGTGCAGACAATTGGAAAACTGGAGAAAGTTTAGATGACCCATCTAATGGTTACGTTTATTTAGGAAACAACGATAGTAATGATGGGTTTCACGGAACTATTGAAGAATTCGTTGTGTCTCATAGAACTTTTTATCCAGTTGTAGTAAGCGACGGTAGTTTTGTTTTAGATAAAGCATTAAAAGATTTAATTGCAGACTCAAGTGGAGTTTCGCAATCATATAGTGCTCGATTATTTTTGTGTGATTACCATAATATTTCTGGTAAGACAGCTAGTGAAATATCTATGTCTGCTCCAGTATCTATGAGAAAAACAGCATTTAGAGTGAGAGGTGACTAATGCCAGCAGACCCAACAGATTACGTAATAAGAGTATATACAACTAAAGCGTTAGCAGAAGCAGGTGCAGATAATCAAGCAATTGATGTTGATGCATTAAATACAGGAAAAATAGCAGGTTACCAAGATGACCAATATTATAAACAATATGAAACATATTTTTATAGAATTGATTTTAATGAACCCGCCATAGGTGTGGTAATTGACTGGGATGATGGTGAAGATAACTCACCTGAGAAAGCAAATAGACAAAGAGTTATATTTGAAACTCCAAGATTACATACTGTATTAGAGCATATTTACACAAAAGCAGGAAGATTTTTTCCTTTGATAAAAGCAATAAGCCCATTTGGTTATGAATCAAAATGGTATACTACATCTAATGCTAACAACGATTATAGTGCATTAGAATCAACTAGTCTTTCTGCTGGGCAAAATAATGGCTCTGTAGTTAGCGTAGATTCTACAACAGGTAATTTAAGAATACCATACTTCGCTCCAACTATATTTCCACCAAAGGCAATATTAAAGACAGATAGAAAAACAATAATGTCTGGTATAGAGGGAGATAGTTTCTACGGCGCTGCTGGAGGAGCTGATACGGTATTACCTAACGAGGTTTACGCGTGGCACTCTGCAGAATCATTGACATATCCATCTTCCGCGCTAAATGATGACGTGGAAGTCAAAGTTAAATATATGTCTACAGATGGGTATATAATAGAAGAGACCATAGACACTAAATTTAGTGGTTATACAAAAGCCTTATCGAACCCAGTAAAGAAAATACTTAAAGCTGAATTAGTAAAAATGGCAACCTCAGGTAGTACTACTGCATTAGGACCAGGTGAAAGAGTATATCTTAGAGTTCCTAAGTATGGTGCAACTACTACTTTAATGGGGAATGCAGCTGGTGCCCACGGAACTAATCCTATAACAGAAACAATAGCCGGTTCTAGTGGACAATTAGATGGACACATAGGAAACCCAGGCTCATATTGTATTACATTAAGGCGTGGTCAATTAGCAGAAGCGCTTGATGATAGCGAAACAGATATTGATGTTGATGATGGTACATTATTTGTCGCTACTGATAGAATATTAATAGACGCTGAAGTTATGACAGTAACTAACGTATCTACTAATACTTTGACCGTAACAAGAGAAACTGAAAATACTACAGCGGCCACACACGCTGATGATTCTTCGGTGTTTATATTATCACGAGGTAGTTTTAGTACGGCTTTTCTAGGAGCACACTTATGGTCAAACAATGGAGTTGTTTCTGCCTTTGGAACCGCTCCAAAAGTAGTTACTACTGGATTTTCAACTGCAAGTAGAAATAGATTTGCAACAGCATATGGTTATCAAAGTATGACTAATGCTACAGCTAGTAACGATGGAGGTAAATTTAAGTTTACGCTCGCATCTGGTACACATCCATTTAGAGCTGGTTCGGTAATTAGAATTTCAGTGAACGCTTCTGCTGTAGATGGTGCTGCAGTGGTAACAGCGGTAGCTGGCGCAACTGCATTTACTATTAATAAAGCTTGGGTGAATAATAATATAGATGGAGCTGACAACGTAGTCAGCGAATCTGCAGCTTTTGCGGCACTAGCAGATGGGTTTGGATTAGAAAATACCGTAGGTGTAGCTACAGCAGCTTCTCCAAATAGATTAGCCACGTGGTTCGTGCCTGACTTTGACGAAGATACGTGCATTACGAACGTAAGTCAAGGATGGCCTATACAAGAATATCAGGATTCTGCTTTCAGAACACAATATGATGCAAGTGAGTCTCGCACACGTTCGCCAAACCTTACCATACCAGAAAGTAATAGTAATTTATTTTTAGATGCGTCTAAAGGGTTTTCACAATCTACTACCGATTTAGATAATGCTACAGATAGGATAACTGCAAATAGTGTTAATAAATATATAGGTCAGTTAAGATATACACAGTGTCCTTTTAGTACGTACGCAAACCCGTGGAATAAAACACGCTCGTACTTAGATGGTAATTTAGCTGCTACAGCGGACGGTCAAGATGGATTAGCAACTAATAGATTTTATGATGATTATAAATTACTTAGGTTACAAGTTAAAGATGACCGCACAGGTGCTACAGATGCAGGTACAGGAAGTGGACCATTTTCACAATTAGAAAACTTTACTGATTACTCTCAAGCTACGAACGCAACTAAGAATTTATTTGATGAATTAGATTATGTAAATTTATTACAATTTAGTAGTAATTCTGGTACATCGTGGGCATCGAAAGAAGGATTCAATGATGATACTAGTGATGATGCTAGTGGCACATATCCATTATTCGGTAACTTCCCTGGCTTTACATTAGTGGCAGGAGCTCACAGTGGAGGAGCTAAAAACTTTATTTTAGTTACAAAAGAATTAGAAAAGTTTGATAGAATATATTTTAGTATGGCTAATAGGTTTGGTCAAGGGCAAGACCAACATACGTCAGGAGATGATAGAGCTCAAGGTGGTAAAGTTAAATTAACAGTTTATTATCCGGCAAGAGATAATGAGTTAGCTCAAATACACTGGAAACCACTAGAGTTTATAGATAAAACTACTGCTGGAATAGAGGATAGTTCTTTATATGTTTCAGGTCCAATAGTGTTTGATGCTCCTGGAGATTGGGAGAAAACTAAAACTAGTAGCATAACTTGGCCTGATTTTGTAGGAAGTAATGCTAATTGGACTGTTGATTCATATGGTTTACTTATAGGCATTGCTTGGGAAGCTACAGTGAGCTCTACCTTTGAAACCAACTCACCTGCTATAAATTATTTGTATCCCTACGATAATAGACACTCGCAATTGATAAAAGTTAACGACCCAATGCACGTAGATATATCTGACATAACAGTTACACAATCATTAAGTTTTACACGTAATGGTAAGTACGTACAGATAGATGATAGGTTCGGTAGAAGTGAACTAAGAAAGATAGGAGCGTCTGGAGGACGTATACGAATAGGAGGTGTAGCATTCGGAGATTACAGTACATCTACAACTGGTGGATATACTTCTTTAAAAAAAATGCAGAAGTTTCAAAAAGAAGGAACCCCTCTCTTTTATGATTTACAAAGACCTAACGGTACATATATGAGATTCTTTGGTAAAGCTGTGTCTTTAGCTGAAGATGTTCCTACAAAACGTATGTCAAACAAATGGTCAATTGACTTTATAGTCACCCACGTTCTCGAATATGATTCGTCTGGAAATATAACTTCAGATGGTATGGTATCGCTCGGAGGTAATATAGATGACAAACCAAAATATCTATAGTGTCCCTAAGATTGTTTTAAATGGTCATATACTAAATAATGTAATGAATATCAGTTACAACAACCCAGGTAATAATCAGCTATCGTCTGTTAATTTTACTATACAGGACCCCGATTATATAAATTATAGGCTACTAAATAAAGAAGTAGAATTTTTTGTAAATGAAGGCGGTGGAGAATCGTCATCAATTTTTTTAGGTTTTATAAGAGACGTTAAACCATCTGATACAGCAGTACAGGTAACTGCATACGATTGTCGCACATTTATATCTGGTAGAGAATCATTACCTATTGTTATGACAGATAAGAATAATTATGATGGATACACCGCAGTTCAATTTTTAGCCGATGTAATCAAAGAAACAGGAGTTGATATTTCTTTAGATATGTTAAGTGAAACACAACCACCTATACCAATGGCCGGTTTAAGAAGCGTAAATGAAACAGCATACTCAGTATTTACAAATCTTTTATCAAGAATATCCGACGATAGTGACCCCCGGGACCCCCTAAATTATATTGTAGACGTTGTAGGTAAAAGTATAGTTGTTACCAAAAAAAGAGTAAAGGGTGGTACTGGGATTAGGTTTAGTAGAAACGATGGTATAATTAGTATGCAAGTAAATAGACGAGCACCAATCACAAAGGCAACTGTCTACGGTGATAATAACTCGTCAGGTACATTCGAGATAGGAAACTCTCCTACAGGTTCTATTGGGACATCTATAACAGATACTCGATTTAAAAATAATGCAGAATGTACAGAGGCGGCTATACGATTAGTTATGGCCGAAAGAAATGAAATAGATGAAATAGAGATACAAGTGTCTAAAGGATATGATTTAGGTTTAAACAACGTTGTTTACTTAGATGTTGATGATATGGACGTTCGTGGAGAACATAGAATATCATCTAAAAGAATACAAGTATCGGATGATGGCATATCATACGTACTTGGTTTAGATAAGCTTGGTCCAAGAACATCTGATTATATATTAAAAGGAGGATAGGAAATGGCACACGGAATACCAAATGAGGAATGGACAGAAAAGATTAAAGATGTAGGCTTAAAAAGCTCTGCAAAGATACACAAAGGAGACCCCTTCAAAGGAGTTATTATGAGCGGAAGTACATCTAAAGGGACTGACTCGGTTCGCCAACGTTCGTTTAGAAGCGATATGTTTGGATATACTCCCGATGAATGGGAGATATGTTTAGATATGGTGAATCTTAGAAAGAATGGTCACACATACGGACAGATAGCAAAGTATCTGAACGATAAAAGCATAACTACCAAGGTAGGTAGACAGTGGAATTATTTCACTGCGCGGTTCGTGACGCTTCGGACAGTTCAAGCCCTAACATTGAAAGATAACGAGTCAAAGTATACCGAAGTTCTTGGTATAGAATAGACCAACCAAGCTTTGCTGCACGTTCTTGTAGCATAGGCTCTAAGAATGTATCTGGAAGTGGGAATATGTATCTAATACTTTTTTCTTGCTTCCACCATTCTAAACTATCTACCCAGTTACAGGTCCAATTGATGTGATACATTGTCAACTTGACATTGCTTAAATCCTTCCAACCTGAATACTGCCACAACCACTCAGCGATTTCTTTTGGTTGCATACGTTCCCATATGTGCATATAGGTAATTAGTGGCCATTTAAGACAGTGGTCAACGTGGTCGCAATCAACTACACGTTTAAAAATCGTAGGCATTCGTTGGTATATTTTATTATCAGCGGCAACCTTTTTGTTATCTGGGTCCAAGTCTGGGAGTTCTTCTAGAAGTACACCTATATTATTTGTAGACGTTGTATATTCATATATAACATATTCATCATTATATTGAACTTCTGGGAATGTATCAAACATTATAGGGGGAACATCTAAGTTCATTCTTTTCTTTACTGTCTTAAAATCATCTTCGTACTTGTACGGAACGGAGAACATATTTGAACCTAAGTGTTTACAAAATGAACGAACCATCCTTTTCTTTGTGTACATTGCACAATCTATCCCAGGTGTTGCGTCGAATCTAATTCTTTTACGTACTTCTGGTGTTGTTATCTTGTACAAAGTGTATGCTAGGTCACGCATATTCTTGAGAGCCGTATGTTCTTCTACGTTCTCATCGAACTTTAGTTTAAATATAAGCTGTACGCCTTTGCTTCCAGATGCTTTTAGAATCGGGACTACGTGCAGATAGTTTTTTATAGTGTCGTGTAGACCACGCGCAGCTAGGAAAACGTTTCTGTCAAATTTCTTTGTGTCAATATCTAAAACAAATAGAAATGCATTCTCATCTTTGTATTTTATAGAACGTAACCAGCTTCCTTCATCAGGTTTTGGTTTTATGTCATTACTAAAAAAGAATCCATTACCATCTTGTTTTGGTACTACGTATCTCATTTCATCTGCGCCTTCACAGAATGTGAGATTTATTTCACTAATACTAGTCATCTTTACCTACTTGTTACAATTACAGCACTTCCAACTTCCATCGTATCTTACAAGGATGCAGCGCTTCCAGCAGTGGATGCATTCGGTTTGGTATTTTATCATTTATATATCGCATTTGTCACCACTACAGGCTAATTCTTTGGCACCTTCTGTGTTATCTTCGGTTTCATACTTACTGAGTTGACTATAATCGATAGTCGTATTGTATCCGTAAGCCATATATTCTTCCTTTGTTATCTCTTTGTAGGGGGCTAGTTTATACTGCCCACCATCATAAGGAAGGAAAGATACACCATTAATAATATCCCAATTTTGGTATACCCAGTTACCGACTTCAAACCATTCATCATCTTTAACATATACAGTAAGAGAAGCATTGTGTTCACACCAGTGTTCTTGAATTCTTTTATACAGTTCTAGTTGCTCAATAGCTCCGATATCTCGCCTAGTGAGACTATCACTAGGAGAACTAACAGCATATTCGCAAACATACGTAGTAGCGAGTCCATCTTTTTGTCCAACTTCGGGATAGAACTTGACTCCCTGGTCTTTTAACATATAAAAGAGTGGGTCAGTAGCCGAAATTCTATACCGGCGTAGATAGTATTTGGAATAACGTGGATGCATACCCGATGCTGAGTTCACTAATTGACTGACTGTACCACTTGGTTTGATGCAAGTTGTAGCCTTTGAGTGTTGTACACCCAGTGTCTCAGCAGCCTTGCGAGAAATACGCAATACGCGCATTTTAAGGGCCTTTAAAGCGTCCGAAGTCAGTGCCGGTAGGTTATCACATATCCCAGTCAAACTGACGCCTAAAAGCCGTTCTACGTCACAATTCTTTTTCCACTTGGGTCTTAGGTATGGAAAGTCAGTAAATGTAGATTGTATAACTCCCATCCACGCAGCTGTCTCTACCTTATCAAGTAATGTATCTAGGTTATCGTAATCTTTTACTACTATCTCTGAAAGATTACAGAACTCCTGGTCTCTCAGCATAATCTCACCACAGGGGTTAGTTCCCTCTATTAAGTTACCATTGCGTCTATTAGGTGAGGAGTTGCGTGCGCCTTCTAGATTAAATATACCGCGCTCTCCTGTACCCGAAGCTGCTAACGTAGCCCATTCTTTGAGAAACTCTACCGCTGTGGGTTTAGATTCATATACTGCTGAGTTGTTGGCCATTGCTCTCCTAAGAGGAAAAGGCCATATCTTAGCGTCTCTCATCTTATCATCATCTAAGTCTGATAATGATATCTGAGAACTTCTGCGAACTCCTCCTGATACAACTATCTCTGCTATCTGATTACAGATATCGTGACAGTCTATCGCTCGAAGTTTTCGTCCTTGTGCTTTACCAAAGACTTCTCTTATAAATTGATGCAGTCTTATAAGTGGTGCTGGACCAGAGGAACGACCTCCCATTGTCGCAAGACGCGCACCTTCTGGTCTTAACTCCGAATAATCGAAGTGTATATGTTTACCCTCGTACAGAGAGTTCATAAGCACCTTTACCGAGTCGGCCCAACCTTCTTTGGAATCAGGAACCACATAATCTGGTAACTCTTCTCCTGAAAGTTCAGGCACGACTGGAAGTTTGTTGACGTGTTTTTCCGAAACACTAAACCCAAAGCCGGTACCACACATTAGTATATGCAAGCACTCTGCAAATGATTCTATAGAATCTATATTTGCAAATGAGCAATTGTATATACACGTGTTGTCTTTTTCGGCAGGTGGTCCAGCAGCCCATAACATACGCATACTTGGCATAACCTCAAATGAGGTAACATACTTTTTTATCTTACGTATTGTCTTTTTAGGTATATCAGGTTGATGTTTAGTTATAAACCCAATATATCTATCGACCGTTTCAGGCCACGTTTCTCTACGTTTTTTATCATCTATCCATCTTGAGTATGTCCTTACGTAGACAAACTCTGAACACGCATTCGGAAAATTTACGTCAACCATTGTATCAGCCCTCTATTGCAACCTTTTTCATATCAGGTTTGGCAACCTTTTCTACTGATACGTTTAATACTCCATTCTTAAATGTTGCTTTAGCTTTGTCTGCATCTAAAGAAAACTTAAATGTCCTATTAAACTTATAGTTTCTCACGCCGTTCTTGGCGGTTATTACTATATTAAATTCATCAACCTCTAAGTTGATGTCTGCTAGCTCTACTCCTGGCAAATCCATTGTTATATTAACAGCATCGCCAGTCGAATCAACCTCGACATTTCTATTAGCCGCGTCTTTCCTAGGTTTATATTTAGGTACATTGTTGTACATAATATTGTTTAGGCCAAACATTGATTCAATTAAATCTTGTAAATAATCTTCGTCTCTTCTCATATTTTGTCCTAGCCGTAGCTTTGGTTTCTTCCTCCACTTGTATTCGTGGTCCTTTTTCTTTCTCTTTGTTTTTCCATCATAAACTCATCTAGCCTAGACCAGAACCTTAGTAATTCATCGTTGAAGTCTACTAAAGGCATTGCCTCTGACGTACTCAAACAAATTCTAAAGCCATCAAATGATATCTCAGCGAAATGCTTTTTGTCTGATGACACATCTCCCTGCATATTTGTATGACTTGCTAACATATCTGGTGTAACACCAGTAATTTCATTTTGTTCTTCCAATCCAATCATCTCCTATAAATTGTTTCATATTTTCTACCGTTGTTAGGTAGTAGTGGTCTGCCTTATCTCTTCTGTAAAGAAAAGATGTAACACCACCCTGTCTCTCGCTATACCTCACTATAAATCCTAGCTGTCTATTGTTCATAGTCATCTTCTTGCCACGTCTGTTTACGTAGAATACGTTATCCAAAACATCTTCTCGTGAAACTACATTTCGTTCCGCGACATAATCTTCTAGTCTTTTCCTCATCTCATCAAAGTCACCCTTTGAAAAATAACATCTGTTGTACATTATAATATTACCTCCGTGAATTCTTTTAGCGTTAATCCATCATCATAAGACAATACTAATTGGTTGATATTTGATATGGGTACGAATCTCCATTTTCTTTCTTTCTTAGTAGGTCCACGTGTAATCTTTCTGAACGCATACCAAGTTACAATTTTGTGTCGTTTCCATATATTATCATACTTTTCGAATTGTTTCTTAACTCTAGGATTATATGCTAAATTAATATTCGATGTGGTGCTTGACGTCTTAACCTCAATCGGTACGAATTTCTTACCGAATTTGTGGACAATAAAAATGTCCCATCCCTGAGTGTTACCTGACGGTGAAACATAGCAATCGGGACGCATTGTCCCTACTATCTTTACAAGCTCGCCCTCATATCGTGTACGATTTTTGGGTGGAGCTCTTGTTTTTTTCTTTCTCATATAGCACCTTCTATATTTAGAACAGTCTCAGCTGTTTTGTTCCGCTCCTCAGACCCATATCATCCCAGTCAAAAACACCGGCTATATCTGACATAGTTCTAACCAATCTATCCGCGTAGTAGTCCCTATCAAACTTAACATTCATATCAGTGGTTTCTATGTATGGTTCTACTTCCATCGGAGTTTGCTTAGAGTTAGATACTACCCAACTTATTTTTGTACCAGGAAGCCAAGGATATCCTCGGGCCTGAAGTTTAGCAGCAGCTTGAACACCCGCGTTTGAATCGGGATTTACATACTCGCTTGGAGACCTGACACTCTTGGTAACTATCAAGTCTTCTAAATCAACTTCTCCATTCTTTATTTCTTTTACTGCTTTTGTCACAAGTTTAAGTGCATCATCTGGGCGACTATCTAATATTAGACGTAACGATTGTTCTAATACTTCTCGTTGTCTTTTAAATGAGTCACCACGCTTGAGCTCATAACCCTTGACGTAGAATTCTTTTTTGGGCCATTCTACTGTAGCAGCGTATCGTTTCTTTGCGCCGTGTGTAAAGAAAGAACTCAGAATTTTTTCTAACTCCATCTCTAATCCACGCGCTGACAGTTCTTTGGCTAATTCGTGGGGGTCATCGTCCGTAAGTTGTACGAACACACTGTCTGTGTCCCCATATATAGTAGTGTAATTCCTTGATTCTAACTCATCGTATACATCCTGTATACCCTTTCTAGCAAAGGCAGTAATACTACCACCTATGGATGGGTTAGTAAATCTATAGAAGTCACTAGCCATAACTCCATAGAAAGAATTCATAAGAACCTTGATACTGTATTGCAGTCTATCGTTGTAATCTCCATTCTTTTCTATTTTGAGTTTAGTTGCATCTCTCCATTCCCATAATGCTTTAAGAATCTTGGGAACGATTGATTCTTTGTCCAACCTGAAGTAAACCCCGAGGGGGGAGCGAACGCTATCACCGGTTTCAGTTTTAGTGAATGTTGTTGGACAAATGTTATTTTTAATCATAACACTGGGATACATTGATTTAAAATCAAATATACCAACGTTGTGATAAATACCTGGTTTGAAAACCTCAAAGACGGTCGCTCCTTTAATTTTCTTAGCCTTGTTATTCCAATTGTTTTGTGGAACTGCAAAGCCTTTCTTATCGAAACGTCTAATGAGTAGGGAATCGACGATGCGAGAAGTAACGGGGGCAAACGAATGTTCTAGGGGCAAGTCACTTGCAACGCTCAAAGCCATAGCTTTAGATATAGATGCAATCTTATCGTGCATAAAAACATCGTAGGTAACCTTGACATCTTTCTTGCAATACTTGATTACAGATAAACGTCTGTTAGCCCACTCCTCTTCTATGCGAGATGCATCAACGTTGTCTTTAGACCCGACACCCAGAAGTTCACCCACGAACCCAAGTGATTCCTGTATAGGTTTGAGTTCTTGTTTTACTTGTTGCCAAGTGTCAACGAATATTCGTCCTGACGCGAACCAAGACTTTATTCTTCGCTTGTTATCCTCACGCATCCACGGTTCATCACCCTCTCTACCAATTCCCATCTCTACATTTAGAGATTTAGCTTTCTTCATAAGAACTGGCATATCAAACCCATTACTATTGTAACCGGTTATGATGTCAGGGTCTACCGCGTTTATATACTCGACGAAGTCCTCTATCATTTTAGCTTCGCCACTAGCGTTGGTAAATACAACACCAGCGTTGTCGTTTAGTTGCGCAGCTATGCAGTACATCTCCTTAGTACGGAGACTACATTCAATATCAAACGTTAGAACGTCTAAGTTAACATCGAATGATTTACATCTCTGTATACTCTGTACCGAATAACTACTATCGTGTTCTATTTCTACAAATGCTCCTAAATCATTGTCGTACAGGTATCGTAACTGATACAGTATGTCTGCACTAAAAACTGTTCTACCTCTGTTTATCAGTTTCTCCCTGAGACGAGGCATATGTTTAGGATGCCGTAAGTAGACTTTAACACAATCGTACTTCTCCTGATAGTGTTCTAACTCTACGTTTTCTCCTATCTGTGCACCTGCCATTGCAAGTAAACGACGGTCGTGTGGGGAAGGTCTAGCTAGGTAAAAGTACGCTTTAAAGTTTTCCTGAAAGAATACTTTAGTTTCTCCATATTCAGTCTTACCGTACAACCTAATGATAGGCTCGTCTGACACAGGGTCAGTAAAATAATCTACATTTGTCAAGAATACTTGCGTTCTCATACCTACTCCTTTTTATTTAATCCCCAGCATTTATCCGCAAAGTTGCAGTAAAGACAGTGCCAGTCAGATTTGACGATAGTATCTCCTATCTTTTTCGTTTTCTGAAGTGCCGTTTTACCTTTGTTTGGGAATGCTTCGTATGGCCGCTCTGGTAAATTACCGAGAGCTATTTCGTCCATAACTTTCCACATCCTCTCAATGAGATTGTGGACGAACGTTTCATTCAGCTTGAGGACGTGAATCGCCTCTTCACTGTTGTTCTTATTATAGTAATGCAATACACCATATTTAACACTTTCGCCGTACATACCTAATTGCAGCTGTGCAAAGTGGTCGTACTTGGGAACATCTTTAGCACCAAACCAATATATGTTACCCTTCTTATTCTTTCCTGTACTATATGGAAAGTCTGCACTACTTTTAAACTCAGTGACCATACAATCGGTATCAATACCTAGTAACTTCTCGTCACCGAACTTTCTTTTTAATATACCATCTACTCTATAGTGTAGTAAGAAATCTGTTTTATGGTCATCTTTCTTTGGTATAAATATCTCACCAGGAGCTTCTTCATAGAACTTCCAACCATCTACTTGTCTATATCTATCAGATATACCCTCGTGTATGGCATCTCCTAAAGCGAATATCTTTAATTGCTTTGGACCTATAGACGGGTTAGTTTCCTTCTCTCCCGAGACTGAGTAGAATAACTGACGTTCACAACGTGTTGCGTCTGACGCATAAAACGTACGTCGTGTTCTATTACTCTTCCACTGGGATGGTTCGTCTAGATAGTTAAACAAAGTTTGCGTATCTTCTTTAGACAAATCCATTATACTTTCGTCGTATAGCCCTTTTATCTTATCAAATTCTTCTAATTTCATTACCAATCAACCTCCTCGTGGTTAACAATTGTCTCTTGTTTGCATTTTATGCATTCATATATACTTCTGTCTATACTCTTGTATACTAATGTACACACAGAATAACAGCGTGGACACAATGTAGAACCATCGGGGTACCAATTCATAGCAGTGTCGCCCACGCGAGAAGTATGGCCAATCCTACAGATAGGATTGTAATCCATTCGGCTTCACTGAAGTACATTATTTTGGGCCTTCCTTGCCGTAATATGGGTCATCTTGAATCTTAGTCTTACCAATAACATTACCAGCGTTTATGTTTGCCATATCGTGGTATTTCTGTAGTGTAGCGTTCAATTCATCCACCCACTTGCTAATTATAGTTTCTCCAATGCGTTCATCATTTAAGTGAAACTCCATTATCTCTAGTGTCGCTTTAAATTTATCGAAATCGTTCATTCTCTTTCCTCCTTTTCCATCGCACGTACAATTATAATGTCCGTGTACACAGTTGCAGATGTATATCTTAGCTGGCTTGAGTGGTTCATTTACTCTAAAACCCTTTATTATCATCTGCCACCTGTAAATATTTTTTGTTTGCCTCGACAATTGGTCCGCGTAAATGTTTAGGTATAAACTGCAAACCAGTAGAAGCAAACGTCAACTCATTAATAAACATACGAATATAAAAGTTTTTATCTTCACCAATATAGTGATATCCTTTAGATACATCGTCGTCATAATCCCTGACAAAGTTTATTATTTGGTACGCTCTACCTAATGCTCTAGCGTATTCGTCACCATCTGGTGAACATCCTAGTATTCTTGAAACCATTAGACCGACCGATTCACCTGAACCTTTACAATATTCTATCATAGTTGTAGTTGTGTGTTCTTTAGTTTTTAAATCAGTCAGCATAGCTTGGTGAAAGTCCATAAGCCACTGCCCCTCGAAGTTATGTCTATCACACACTTCGTAGAACTGTTCTATTATCTTTCTCCATTTCTTGAAATCATTCCAACCGGCATCGCCTTCTACCATTTCGTCTATGACCCTCAGATATGCATACAGTTTATATATGTCTTCTCTAATATTCTTAGGCCATTCTTGTACACATTCAAAGAATGTCGTGCTGTACTTTTCCATTATTTCTTTCATAGTACTCCTCCTGCTAGATGCATATAACATTCCCTACAGTATGGATTACCATTGACATCTCGGTATCTAACATACTGCGGTGATAGTTTCCATCTACATAAGTTACATTTCATATTATCCTCCATATTATATTAAATATGCCACATAGTATATATACTCGTATCTGACTATTTAATGGAATCTCCATAGGTATGATATCACTCATCGTGGGTCTATCTCCCTGATAGGCCAATAGCTGTTCTTATAGAACTTACCATTCTGTATCAAATTGTGATAGCAATCACACTCAGGTTCTAAACAGTACTGACATTTACCTTCAATTCTTATCATTCTTCACCTTCTTCTTTTTCTTTCGTTGTTGTTTAAACATCTCTTTTTTAGCCGCTATCCAACTCATCTTACCCATCTATATGTCCTCCATATACCTGCAATGTCATAGGTATATTCTTATGTTCACCTGTAAAGGGGTCTGTATACATATGTAAATCATCCTTCTTATATTCTTCTGCAATATGTTCTGAATTAGTTTCCATATTCGTAATACAGGCATCTACTAGACCTTTCCAATCGACTGAGCGACTGAAGTCAAAGTCTTGTGTTCTGTAATACTTGTTGGTTTTATTCAGACGCCTAACAAAATTAGTATCTACTAAACGATTCATTGTGTATTCAATCATCTTCTTTGTTCTGTTGATACCCTTGCTAGATAGATGGTCAGTAATCTCATCTATATGTACTGCATCTGATTCGCTTTCGGTTACTAAATCACCCCATACTTCCGCCTTAGGTACGAAATCAATAATCTCTTTGCCAATTGGATTGATACCTATCGACATATCCCTGAATATATTACCTGCGAGTTGGAACCCAATAAAATTATCTGCGGGTGTAGAGTATATATAATCTAAATCTTGTACTCTCTCTCGGTGGTGGAATTTTGTGACTGCCTCTATAACATCGAAATAATAATCTATAAATGTATTAGACATTGTGTACGTCGCTGGTATAGTCGTACGTATTATATCTGCACCTGGATTTATAACTCGTTTCTCTAACTTCATAGCTTCTCTGATTTGATTTTTCAAACCACTAGTTTCTATACGTGTTAGTTTTACAAGCTTATCATCAGGTAACATACGACTAATTGCTTTTAAATGGTGAACCTTTTCGTTTAACTCCTTGCTAGAAAACGTAGGCAAACTTATTACTCTACGTCTCATTTCAACAGGAAGCTGTGGTAGACTTTCGTTTCCATCGGCAAGGTTCGTCATAATAGGCTTAGGGTCGAGTATGATTCTTACAGTGCGTCTACCCATCTCGTTTTTACTGTATATATATGGTCTATCCTCCATCCACAGCTTTATCATAGCTTCTAGATTTTGTGATGTCAATATATTCTGCAACTCAGGTATTACACAGCGTTTAGCTTGTGTTATAATAGTCGCACTATCTTCTGTAAGATGCCCTTTGGCTGATGATGAATTTAACCATAGTAAGTCAGAGTTGCGTCCCGCGAGTCCCTCGTCCCCGTATATCAACGCTGTAACTGCGTTTAATATCTTGGTCTTAGCACTGCCTGACTCACCTCTGATACATACTGACTTACCAGCAATCGCCCACAATAATAATGTAAGTATTCGAGTTTCGTGGTTTTCTAATATAGGGTCACGTTTACCTAACACGAAACAACTTTCAAAGTATCGGTGTAAGTCGTTAAGACTGCTCTTTCGTTTCTGTATCATAGCATCGCACACATTTGGCATAGCTTGTAATCATCTAAACTTGTTAGACTTTTACACTCTACACACATCCCTGTATCAGAATATTGCCACATAATTACTCCTTAGTCATCCCTCGTTGTTCAGAGATTATCTGACTTGCACTTTTTATTTCTGGACCTTCTGACATAGCCTTTTCCTTTTCTGCTTCTTCACGTTTCTTTGTCAGGAACTCATCCCACTTCTCGCTCAATTCGTTTTCAGTCATAAATTCTTCAACGGATTGTACGTTAGTGGTAAACTGCCCTTGCATATTTTGCATTTGCATACCCATTTGTTCCTGTCTATCAACGTATTCCTTTATTGCTTTGATTAAAAAGCTATAGTTTTCAAGCATATTAAGACTTGTCAGTAGTTCACTTTTCTCGTCTAGCCACTTCTCGATTGTATCGAGCCGGCTTTCTAACTCTTTATATTTTCTACTTGTTACGTTACTCATTTTTTTCTCCTATTTTTTTCAGCTCATCTACACGTAGGAACGCGTAGTGACCTAATTCTAATGCACCCCTGTCCGTACGTGCACTTTTGGCAAAGCGTACGGTGGCCTTCTCAAGGTCTGCGAAGTAAATTCCGTCAGTAAAGTTAAAAACAAAGTAAACTTTGTGGCCTAAACGTATCAGGTTTAGTGCCTTCTCTATCTTAATTGACGGGACCATAGTATCGTCGTACGCATCGTGTTTGTTACGTCGTGACTTAACTTCCACGAATGCAGAACGTTTACGGTCCTTTGCGTGAGCACAATAATCGAAATGATTATACTCGCTCATCTTTGTGAACGTACTCCACTTATCTTTGGGTGCGTTGGATTGGAAAACTTCTATAGCTTCCATCTCCTTATTAAGGCCCCATTTTACATCTTTTGTTGTATCTACCATAGTTATACTATTCCCATTTCAGTCCTATGTTTCCATAATCTACGAGCATCAGCGCGGGAAGGACTATCTTTTATCCGTTGCATATAGAACTCGATGAATTGATTCTCAGTGAGCGAACGCGGGAAACTAACAGCATACGCACGGAACTCACGTGCAACCGCACGTTGTTCATCTGTCCACGTATGACTGAACTCACCTGCGTACATCTCCGTAGGAGCAGGGCTATGTGCGTAACGTGGCAAATCAATATTATGCTCACGTATAGTTATATCCCAATACGCAGGTATATCGCTACGACCGTATGTCGGTCGCCTGAAAATTCTAAATACATACTCGTGTATGTTATTGTCATCAATACATTCCTTCCTAAAAAGGTTATCGATAACACGTTCAAATCTATCATCCACAGTCAGTTGTAACTCAGTTACATCGTGGATGCGTAGGTCATCATCATATGGTGGGTGAGGGTAGACGCTGAACGAATCAAAAGCTCCAAAAAGGTTACTTGGCGCAGGTGTTGGCTCAACGTTACCGAATCTCACGTGTACCTCGTTAAGAAATACAAACTCGACTACATCATCTACGTGCCTCACTTCGTGTAACCCTTTGTCGCCGTACGCTGGTAATCCTGCTGGGCGTTGGGCTTTAGTACCTACTCGTGGCTCGTATCGTATGTGTAATCGATTCATTTCTTTTTAATTGTCATCCCTAGAAACACTAACCAAAAAATCATACCACCTAATGTTAATATTGTTAGTATGGTTGGCGTGTGCCAATCTATTTCAGACATATATACATCATCCATTATTCTGACTCCGTTTGTTCTACGTCACCTTTCTCGAGTATGATAACAAAGTTACCTGACATAAAATCTTCGAGATATTCTAACTCGTCACCCTTACGTGGCGTGTTATATTTTTCTCTAGTACCTACGTCATACTCGTGTGTTTCTTCGTGAAGTTCAACGTCATCGTACGTGAGTACTCTGCCATCCTTCAGACGTATCTGATTTGAATAAGCTATGTGATATCTCATAAACTAAATACCAATACAGTGAATGTTATAAACCAACACACGTGTGTCAGTAACAATCCCTTATCGATATCCTCACTGTCCGTAAATAGCAGATGATAAACGCTCGAGAGCATCTTTCACCTCAGTCCACCTACTCATAGGTGAGGGCTTACTCATCACAGTTCTTAGGTTCTCGTACGCAGTAGTTATACTGTGCATCTCGTGAACCATACCTGTACGAACATCTTTGCTTCTAGCCATCTATACACCTAAGAAAATATCTTATCTAATGCACCGATGAAGCTATCGAGAAACTTATCGTCAGCAGGTAGCGTGAGGTTCTTCTGGTAGATAGGTGTGCCTTCATCTACATCACCGTTACCGGTTGCGTAGTAGCCACGTGATAGTGAATAAAATTCACCACTACCTGAGTTCTCACCCTTTGCGTCATAAGATTTGTGGGATATTTCCAAGAAATTATTTGGCTCCCAATCTACTCTCTCACTTTTAATTACGTTATACTTAACGTTTCCGCCTTGTTTGGCGGAGCTATCATTGGACCCACTACGGGCCCCCATTCTACTAAATCTGTTTGTCATATTTATTAATCTCCTTTTTTTTTGTTATCACATAATGTAAATAACTACGTTTACTATGTTATTTACAGTATGTGTCTTAAGCATACAAGTCTCCAAAGTCAGATGGTAACGTATAGTTATCGCCTGTGTCTGGTTGTATACCTGCCTCCTTCATCGCACCGATGAATGTTTCAAATATTTTTAGCATAATCAATACGTTTATCTGTTGCGTATTGGTTAGCTCGGCTCCGTCTATTATCTTACGTATGCCTTCGTGTAGGTTATTACTCATAAACATATTGTTAATAACCTCTTCCATTTTTGTAAATTGCCTAAATTGTATAGGCGTGAGTATCTTCTTTATATCTATGTTAGACGCTTCAACCTTATGTGCCTCGTCTATCATATCGAGAAACTCTGTTAGTATTTTGTTTTGTTTCATTTATATATCTCCATACATATATTTTCCATTGTAGCAGTACGGACACTTGTCCTCGTCTATTGTCTCTACTACCTCTCCGCAGTCGGGACATTCCACTATACCACTTCCATCAACGAAATCGCATATGTCATATTCCATTATTCTCTCCTACCTCCGCACTCAGGGTGTGTGCATCTCTCTGACGTAGACCGCCACGAGTAATCAGCATACGCCTGATATGTCTTTCTAGCACTACAATCTTTACAGAATGTATGTCCGTCTATGTCTACCATACGTGGCACACCATCACAATCCATCTTCTTTCTAATATCTGCGTACTCTATGTTCTCCTCTAACTGCCTCTCAACGTGTATCTTAGGTAATTGCTTACCTATTTCACACATAGGAACAGCCATACGTTTGGTTTCCATAGCATACTTTCTAAATTTCTCAGCATCCGTGTGGTCACGTATGTGGTAGTCTATGTCTATGAATGCGTGTTGTGTAGGGTCATCGTCAGATTGTCCTTCAATCTTTCCACCCCATTGTGGTTTTAGTTGCATACCTGCACCCTCGCACTTACTATCATCCGGATTATTTCCGAACACGCCTACCGGCCCGATTACGTTGGCACAGTGTGGACACATATTCTGAGGATGCTTAACTGCCTGAGCAAATGGATACGCACCCATTAATCTTCACCACTCCATTCAGGTTGGTCGAGAAACATAGCTGTGTGTTGGATAGAATCCAATTCATCTTCGTGTCTATTTACCATAAACACTCTGTATCTTAGACGTGAGTCCTGTTCTCTATCATCCTCGTGAGAGTTAAACTTTTCTATCTTGCCATCATTCCATATGAACGAAGTATACGAACGTACAACGTGGTCACTATTACCATCTAACCTATGTGCATTGTTCCAATAATCAGGGAACTCAGCCCCTCTACGCTGTAAGTCATACCACATATTATATACTGCCATATTACTTGGTTCTCTTCTCGCACGTGCACTAGTGACCGCATTCCACAGGTTCGATGCCCCAAATCCACCTAAGTGATAGAAGAACTTTGTGTCTGTAAGTTTAACCGGTATACGTTCACCACGTGGACTACATCGTCTTGGGTATGATTTACTATGTAGTAAAGCGTAGCCCTTGCCCTTGTTACTCCAACGTTCGACTGCTTTAATCATCTTGTGAGGCATTATAGGTAGCTGTGAGCGTTGCCATTGAGGAAAGTGCAACATATACGGCTGTCTATCCTCGAACGCAAATAAACCTGTCAGGTCACGCCCACCGTGTGGATAGAAGAATGCGTTTGCATCATCTAAGTTTTCTGTCCAACTCTTGTCGGCATCTAGTAACATTGTCCTCGTCATTGATGGTCCTCTACGTACTTAACGATTTCTTGGTATTTAACTGTATAGTTGGAAACGTCACCTTTTCCTATATCATCCGTAGTAACCCACGCATCTGCATTTAGATAGCCTTCCAAGTATGTACCATACGCAATAGGAACATCACGTAGAACCACCTGTTGGTGTCTATCCGAGTATGAAGATACGCAATCTAATATCTCGTGTGAAAATTGTCCATTGAATATAATATCCTCATCGTATACGCAGAAGTTTTCTATGTCCTCAAGCACTCCCGAAAATATATCATCTACGTCAGTGCTAAACTCAGACGTTAATGAAGTCATAGCTTCTTTGGAAGCTACACGTTCTCTACGTTTAGTTTCGTTCTTCGATATCGAACAGCTATCGCTCACATCATCGAGTGAATCCCAATCATAGTAGTTGTAGCCATTTGCGTAGCCACCATAGTATGTGACTCCTCCTCCTTTATATACGTAGGCTTTAGGTGTGAAGTCCTCTACATTTACAATGTCCATACCATTGTCCCCTTTATATACTACGTTGTATATAACACCACCTTCGGGTGATGCTATGTGCCTTGCTTTAAATAGGTCTGCCCCGAATAGTCCGTCGCTTTTTATATACCCCATATCCTCTAAGCTGGACTTAGACGTGCTACCGTATATACTTATGTTGTCCTGTGCATCTAAAGTTTTCATCATATAGAAACTTGTGCTGTTGTTCTTCAAGTAATACAGGTTCTCTGAGCTGTGCATATATATGAATATCGAGTATGACCCCGTCAATTCCTCTACGCTTTGCTTGATTGCGTCAAGCTCCTCACTGCCCTCACGTATGTAGTGGTCTACTAACGCAGGAACAATCGCACTATCTGTAACAGCTTTGTAGTCAAAGCCATACTTAGCTTTCAATTCACCATCGTTATTGATGATACCGTTATGCACAATCGTGCAGGTATCATTCGAGAACGGGTGGTTGTTCTCATTGTCCTTCTCACTACCCTGCGTAGCAAGTCTATTGTGACCCACTAACCAATTACTTGGTAGTGCGGACAATACGTGCTTGATGCTCAAGTCCTTCTTGTCCTTGAGGTCATCGTATGCTTTGCCTACCTTCCATTGGTAGGAACTGCTGAATATACCGGTTGCGTCTGCGTTCGACCTAGAACCCTTCTGCAACATTTCAATGAAGTTATTTACGTTGTCATTGGCCAACGAATCGCTCATCACGAATTGTATCTCACACATTATTTATCACCTCCTTTCGTGTTATATGTGTATCGTAGTTTGTAACTAACCAATCTCTCACCTGTGGTGAGAACTGTCCTGCAAAGTCCTTTATAGTAATCAGTCCGTGTGCGTCATCTCTGAACCTCAACGAACGTGGTCTGTAAGCGGACTTGCGTATGAACTCATTCCAAAACTGTATGAACAGTTTGTAATCCGAAGCAACCTGCTTGTATGCATTCCTGCTCCAATACGTATCGTCTACGTAATTGCGTCTGTATGTTAACGGCCTATACAATCGGATTTCTATACGTTTGTTGTCAGGCAGTCCCATAGGACTCCAATTAATCCACGCATATCTACCCATCTCAGAGCCACGTGTAGCACGTGACCTGTGTCTATCGTAGGTGTAATCACGTTTCTTATCCATCGCCCATTGACCTGCCCAAGCCACGTATGAATCTGTCCAACCACAAGCGTAAGACCTCTGCATTTCTGTGAAGTAATTGAACTCGTCAGACATACGTATTAGGTTATCGAATCTTTGCATAGCCTTCCATACGTTTTTCTGTCGGTTCAGGCTCACGCCTTCCATCTCGTAGTGGAAGTGCCATCCTACGTTGTTGGTCATATTCCAACCATTGTTACCGAACAAGTTACACATCTCATCTATCGTGTCACCTAATAGGTCACCACGCATTGGATGTGTCACATACTCCGTGCCGTAGTTAAGAGAACCATCCTCTTTAGCCTCCGCAATACGATTGTATAATGCCGATGGCATTAACTCACGCATAGGTTCACCTTCTTCTGCCTCGAACTCTACACCTACGTAGGTTCTGACAGGATACTTCCTGAACGTGTTTGTTTCAATCTTGGCGAATCTATTGTGCCAACGGTCAGCTCTGTGCTGATGTGAACACGCACAATCGTCACATACATATGCGTCTATGCTGTCAATCCACTCTGCATCATCTGTGTGGCCTACCCAACTACAATCGTGACAATGTGCCAACTCATCCGAGTAATACTCGTGGTTGACGCAGTCACCGTTGGATAACTCAGCCAAATTGTCATTGAATGCGTAGTCACCGCTCCAATCACAGGTGAAACAATGGTCATCCAGCGTATGTTGACCTACACGGTAGCCATCTACTGTTGCCACTAACTCCCTGACAATGTCACCACTCCACTCACACGTGGGTAGTTCCGTCAAACAGCAATCACATATATCTACGTCATCGCCCTCGATGGACTCCACGTTAGTAGCTGGTTCATTTCTACATACATCACAAATGATGTCATCGTTTTCTGATTCCATATTTTTTATCTCCAAAGGTTTGTTAGGTTCATTCAAACTCTTCACTTTGTGAAGAGGTTTGAATTAACCGTAAAGCCATTCTCAACAGGCCACCAATAAGGGTAGCTCTCTATCTCCTGCGTAGACAGAATGGCATCGTCTACAAAGAGTCGTGCGTAGAAATCGTAATCCTTACGCAGTAGGTTCACACGGTGTGACTTGTGTAACTCAGGTTGGTGTAACCACTTAGGTATACTTAGCTGAGAGTAATTCACATCGTAGAACTCCATCGTGTTTTTGTATCCACGTGACTTCCATTCGTCAATCATCACGTTTACATACACACGTAGTGCTTGTTCGTAACCTTTCCACATCTGCGTAGCAGGGTGATTGACCCACCCCTTGTGTTTGTAGTCAGGTGAGAGTGCGTTGAGTATTTGCATACCCTCCACTCTTTGCTTACCGAGTCGTCGATAGTCTAACGCTTGTGCAGACCTTACAAAGTCTGCGTATGGTAGGAATGTTTGCATATTTATTTACCTCGTTTTTTTCGTATTATACGCACGGGTTTACCGTGTGGGTTTATCCGCACGTTCTTGATTACCTCGTTCCAATCGATGAAGGGTTCCCCCTTCTCGCTCGACTTGGGTAGTTCGTAATTCTCGTATGGCGTACGTACGCTTGACCTACGTCTGCTCATTCGTGACTCCATAGTGTTGCCCCACTCCCACACTTTACGCACACTTCACGTGTCCAGCTAAATGATACGTGCCTACAGGATACGCATTCTTCATACGTATACTTATACTCGTCATCGAAATTCATTCTTCCTCATCCTCCAGACGTTCGTATATTCTTTCGTATACGTAGGAATGCACAAGCTCTCCTTTGGGGTTAACCTTCTTGGCCCCACGTATAACCTGTGCAATTAGTCCGTTCGCCAATGTTCCTTCATACGTGCCATCGTCAGTCAGGCACATAGGAAGTAGCTTCACCTCATCTTCGTGCAAACGCACGGTGACTTCAATCCAGCTCATAGGTTCCTCACCCAATTTGCGTAAGGTTCGCAGAACGCACGTAGTGATTGCTCATCCTTCCAATCCTGATGCTCATCATACGCACGACCTACGAGGCTGTCCTCGTGTATAAGGTCACGTTCTTCCTGCGTTAAGTCTACGTCACCGTAGAAGTCGTCGTCTATGCTCATATCTGTGTGTGTGTTTGTGTTCATTTTGTTCACTCCTTTGTGTCCCATCCTGCATACTCGAAGGCACGTAGGATACCTGCCTTATCATCCTTCGCAGTCGCTATCGTGAAATCACGTAGTGATGCGTTCGTGAGGTTAAGTGGGTTCGATGTCCTGTCACTTACGTAGGCTTTGCGATAGTTACCCATCGCATCCGCATACTTACCTGCCATACGTTGGTGTTGAACGTGGAATGGGGACTCACGTGCATACGTAGACAGCTCCGAGTTTGCTACTGCTGGTTCTTCGTGGTTATACGCATTACGATACGAACACCACGCATTACGCCACGCTAACACATCATCCGTAGACAATGCGTATTGCTCTGCTATTGCCCAACTGAATGGGCGGACAGGGTGAGGTGACCCTGCCGTAGCCCGTGCACACTCAGGGAGAGTGTCACCGACTGTCTGACACGGGGATGTATTATCCCTCAACGCTTCGTTTGGAAACATTAACCTCTCAGAATCAGGGTTCTTTATAAACCTTTGCTTCCCTCGATGTCAAGGCCACAGGTGTGTGTCGCATAGCACACGCCACGCCCCCCGCATAACACCCGTATCACCCGCATCATACACGCACGGCACACGCCTATAGCACATAGCATCTGTGTTTATTAGAGGACATACTTCTACGTATATATATATACATATATGTTCTATGTTTACAAACGTATGTGTATCCCCCCTCTCTCTCCTACGTACGTATATGTTCACATACGTATATGTTCGTATATGTATATACATACATACGTATACGTATACGCAACTGCAATAGCACTTATTGTTCATACGAACGCACGAACGTAGAAGAACATCTGACCCCCCTCACTAACGTACGTGTACGTACGTATGCGGGATAGCACAGGTTCACAGACGTGCGTAGATTAGAAAGCCCACGCGCGTATACGCGGGTCCTACGTACGTAGGTATGGATAAAATAAAGTAGTCTAGTTCGCCCTACGTATGTAGGTGAACGTAGTGAGCAGTTTTCCTACGTGCTCAGGTAGTCAGGTGTGTGCGTCTAACCCTGTGGGTCGAACACCAAGTAGTCAACCTTCATACGTTGACCTTTGGTCGCTTTGTCTACGCTCTTGTAGAAGGGCGAAGTTTGTTTGAACGCCTGTGCGTCTTTCTTGCGTAGGGCCCCGATGATGTATCGTGTGCCTACCTTGTCGTCTTTGACGACAACCCCGAAGGCTTTGCCCTCGTATGTGCCTACCTGCTCAAGGAACAGCTTAGTCGTAAACCCTGTCCCCGTGTCTTTTCGCATACGTAGGTAGTCCCTGCATATGCTCAGTGCATCAGGTTCGTCTACGACGACACCCTGAACCACAGGCATTACGTTCGTGGACATACCGAGTATCTCGTGAACGCCTGAGAGATTCCCAAGCTTACGTGCGAAGTTCTTCACGTTACCCGAGATGAACTCACCGTTCCCACGTGTGGACATCTTCGTGATGCTCACGCTACGTCTGACCCCGTCGAAGAACCGGTCAAGCTGTTTGCGTTGCTTCTCGCCCGAACACCCAGCACGTTCGTAAACGTCTGCGTAGGTGTCTTGTGTAGCCGACTTGCGACTGACTAGCTCGGCTTGTAGCTGGGCATCCGTATACCCAGCTAAGCCCTGTGTGTCTGTGTTCGTTGTCACATTTTTCACCGTTCCTCAGTAGGGGGCTTTCTTTATAAAGCTTTGCTTATCGACGATAACATCGACGACAACGACACGCGTATATCGTGAGGCGTGAGCGATTGCAGATGGTTCCGATGGCTGGGTTTCCATAGGCGAACGAGCGGGATTACTGCCTACGCAAGGTTTTTATTCCAGAAGGCCCCAGGCGGGCGCGCGCGGGCGCGGGAGCGGGATAGATAGTCAGTATGGATAAAATAAAGTAAGTAGAGCCTGTGGGGGCCGAAGCCCCCGACTCCCACACATTCTGTCTAAGACAATAGCTGGTCTAAGGTTTCACCCCAGATTAGCATATATTTTTTGTATTTCTCCAAACATCTTTTACAGTTTATGCGTTTTATGTCCCTGTCTTTTGCACAAATATACTCCTGTCGAGTCATTTCGTGTCCACAGAAAGACATCTTCTTATCACTGAGTATGTCAGTCATATGTTTTCTTCTCATAGTTCTTCCTCCTCTATGGTTTTTCCCGATTCTAATTTAGGTGAATAAGTTTTCATAAACTCTCGGTATTCTCCACCTACATTCTTCCGTTCGTTATATTCACGAACTAAATCCAAGCCTTTATCTGTTATTTCCCACAGTTTTTTAGCCATTTTCTATCCCGAGTATGCCGGAGCATAACTCTATAGGAAGACGAAAGTCGGATGCTCCCTCTACTGACCGGCCTTGACCAGCATCAGCTTCATAGGGAGGAGCAGTTTTATGTCTTGCTCAGGACGATTGACATACTGCCTATGCCTTCAATTTACTGAAGACAGGCTTCTTCGGATGTTTCCCAGCTTTCCATTCAGCTAGGACAGTGTCTTTGTGGGCTGTAAGGCCCCACTTTTCACCGTTATCCTTCACACCACCATACCGCCATTGCTTAGTCTTGCATTTTTCACGAGAACAACTGCAAGAATAAAGTTCCTGACTTTTCTTGGTGCGAGGCTTCGAAGAACGCTTACCCTTTTTCTTACTGTCATTGCTTAAAGCTCTAGTAAGATTACCCTCTGAACGCTCTAAAAGAGCTTCCAGATGAGCCACAACTGTTTTGAGCTGACGCTCAATTTTGTTGAGTTTGGTTTCGACTTTTGTTGCCATATTTGTATACCTCCTTTCGTTGGTTTTTTGTGACTAAACCGTGACTAGTCACACGTTGGGTAGGCTTCTCCATACCACTTTCTCAGCTCCAGCTTC